ATCAGCGTGTTCGAGGTGCCGTAGCCGACGCCCGGACCCGACACCGTCGCGGCCACGACCGTCTGCATCACATTCGCCGTCAGCGAGCCGGACGTGCCAGCGCCGCCGACCGACAGCGTCACCGACGCCAGCGAGCCGTTGTTGAGCGGCGAGCCGTTGTTGGTCACCAGGGCGCCCATGATCACGCCGGCCGACGTCAGGGAGAACACGACCGAGGCCTGGGTGATGCCGACCGAGAGGTTCGGATCGAACGGGCTGGGTACCACGACCGCCACCGGGGCCACGGGATAACCCGCGCCGGGGTTGGTGATGCTGATCGAGGTCAGGGAGCCGCTGGCGCCGATGACCGCGATCGCCGTGGCCGGGATGCCGCCGACACCGTTGGCATTGGCCTGCGCCGGCGGGGGCGGCGGGATCATGACCAGCGGCGCCACGCCGTAGCCGGCGCCCTTGGTCGGGATGTCGATCGTGAAGGTACCGGTTTCGCCCAGTGCGCCGCCGACGATCGGCAGCAGGGTCGGAGCCGCACCGTTGCCGAAGGTGCCGATCGCCGTGATGGTCGTGGTGGCCTGCACGTAGCCGGTGCCGCCGTTTATGACGGAGGCCGAGATCACGCAACCGGTCAGGTTGGCGACGCGCGCATTGAACCCGTCCGACTTGACGAACACCTGACCGCGTTCCCACGCAGCACCCGAGCCCGTGTGCCAGATGTTGGTGACCGGATCGAGGAACTGGATGATGTTGTACAGGCCGAGATTGATGTACCAGTCACCGGCAGGCAGCACGAAGGAATCGCCGGGGGACAGCGCAAGGCGGTTGGACGACGGATCCTGCGGCGCGTTTTGCAGCTGCGACGGGTAGTAGTTCTGCGGATACGCCAATCCGACGCCGGGGCCTGAAAGGGGAGTAGGCATATTTCGATCTCCTTAAAAGGACGCGCCCTGCAAATTGTATCCCCAGAACCCGGAGACGGATTTCGCACTCAGGATGTCGTAGCCGACCACCACCACGCCCTGCTGACCGATCTGGCCCAGGGGAACGAGTGAGTAGAAGCCCGAGAAGTCGAACGCGGCGTCCTCGCTCATGTACATCGACGTGTACTTGACGTTGACGCCGAAGACGTTGCCCTTCGGACAGAAGTGGTCGGCGAAAATCGGCACCCCCGACACCACGAGGTTCGGGAACGAGGTCCGCACCGCGGTATCCATCGTGTAGGTCGAGCCCGGCGGCGGGTTCAACTGCTCGATCGAGATGAAGGTGTTGTTCAGCGTGGCGTAGTCGCCCGGGTTCATCACCACGAAGGTGGGCGACTCACCGCCGGCCGCGTCGGTCACGCCGGCCAGCAGCGTCGCCATGCCGGCGCGGGTGAAGCCAGCGGCACCCTGCGAGTAGGTGCCGGAATTGAGGTTGATGTACTGACCCTGGAAGGCCGAATTGCCCTGCGCGTTGCGGTTGATGCCGCCGTAGGTCGGGTTGTTAGTGCCATTGTCGAAGGCGTTGGTGAACGAATCCGGCAGCAGCGGATTGGCCGAGTTGTTGGTGAACATCAGCCGCGCCATGTTCTGGCGGGTGACCGCATAGACGTCGTTCATGCGGGTCTTGAGCAGACTGACTTCGCGCTCGGTGGCCTGAATCACGGTCTCACCGAACGGCAGCGGGACCGGGACCACCCAGTACGCCAGATTCCACTGGCCGTTTTGTACGCCGGGGGTGATGACGGGGCTGTTAAAGCCACCGCCGTAGCCGGTGAATTGACCCTGCACCATACTTGAGCCTTGCAACGGAATCGTCACTTGGTTCAAGCCGCCGGCCGCGCGCTGCGCATTGCCGGTCATGTAGAACAGAGTCGGTGATCCAAAATAAATTTGGACGAACAATTTCGGAACGAACGCGCGGCGTGTTACTGCCGACAACTCCGTATAAAGTGACCCAGCGGCGGGGGCAACACCTAGACCTGGAAGGGGCATTTCTCTGTACCTATTTACTTGACATTCTCAATCGACAGCAGCAAGATGCCTTTATCGCCAAACAAAGGAGTCTCACTGTGCCGATTGAGAAAGTCTGTGAAAACTGCCAGCAGCCTTTTACCTGTTTCCCTAGCGAAAACAGGAGGTATTGCGGCCTCGCCTGCCGAAGTGCGCACCGCTTCTCCAAGGGCATTCCTGCCGAAAGACGAACGCCGTTGAATTTCACCTGCCGCGAATGCGGTAAGGTATTTTCGATGATGAAAAACTTTGTTGCTGCGTACCACAAGAAATATGGACGAGATCCTTGGTACTGCTCTCGACAGTGCTCGGGCGCTGGCCGCCGCAAAACAAGCGAATCGGGCAACACTTTCGTGTGTCTGTCGTGCGGCAAAGAAAACCCAAAACGCCGTAAACCGGGCGGTCGCCTCTACGAACAACAGAAATACTGTAATCACAACTGCAAAGTTGATGCACAAAGAAAAAAAGCACTGCACAAGTTTGAAAACGGCGGGTACAAAAAACACACCAAACGCCATGGATATGTATGGCTTAATGTTCCTGAACTTGCTCGCGGCAAGAACGGACAACGCCATATTATGGAACACCGCTACGTCATGTCGAAGCGACTTGGACGTGATCTGCGTCCTGAAGAGACTGTGCATCACATCAACGGCATTCGCGCTGACAACCGCGATGAAAACCTCGAGCTTTTCTCCAGCCGCCACGGCCCCGGCCAGCGTGTGGTCGACAAGGTGCAATTCGCCATCGAGATACTGACCTTGTACCCCGAGTTCGCGGCTGCCGCCGGCTACGAATTGCGACCGATCAGTCATCTCAGCGACGACCTCCCCGCAACTCAACCAGGGTTTCGTTCGCCATCCGGTTAACGATGGCGTCCGCCATCCCCCCGTCGCCTTTACTGGCGATGAGATCCGCGATGGCCTTGTCGGCCCCGGTGGTGTCGGCAAAATTCCACTTGTCGCCCGTGAGGCCGCCGCCGGGCGTGACCGGCATCTGCGGCGGATTCGAACGCTCGAAAATGGCGACCGCGTCGTCGACATCGATGATGCCCTTGGCCTCCATCAGCTTGCGGACGGCTTCGACACCTTCATCGGTATAGTGGTGCTGGGTCTTCAGGCGGCCAAAAGCCCGTTCCTGGTCGGAGGCGATCTTGGCCAGGGTCTGCTCGCGCTTCTCGTCATCGCGCTCTTTCTTCAGCGCGGCGATCTGCTCGCTCAGTTCCGTCTTGAGTGCGTTGACCGGCGCGAGGTGCTGCGCATCCTGGTCGAGCAGCGGGGTCGGCGCGTTCGGATCAACCAGTTTCTGGGCCTGCTCGAGCAGCCGCCGGGATTCCGGCTTGGCCACTATCTTGGCGGCCACGCCTCGCAGCGCGACCATCTGGTTGTACTCGGCCTCGTCGACCTCGACTGTCTTGGCCATGACTTACTTGGTCCCGATCGCGGTGCCGGAATTCGGCACATGGCTGAGCGTCAGCGCCCCGGACTTCTCCTGTGCCGGCAGGTGCGACTTGCGCCCGCCGATATCGATCTGCTCCATACTAACCCGGACGATCTGGTCGTCCGAGGTCGGGATCGACTTCGCCGAATTCTGGAAGATGTTGAAATTGGACATAGCGGTCTCCTTCAGTAGCCGTGGCCGCGGCGGGGCCGCTCGACGTTTTCCACGCCGGCATCGTCGTTCGGCATTGCGGCGGGCAGATAATTCCGGTTCCGTTCGGGCATGGTCTGCGCCACGCGCACCACATCCGGGCTGTTGTTCTTCGGCGGCATTTCCTGCGACGACTTGAAAAGGGTGTCCCTCACGCCGCCGCTCCCATGCCGGGTTGCTGTTGCTGCCCGCCGCCTTGCGCCATTTTCTGTCGCATCTGGGCGAGCGCCTGCATCTGCTGATTGCTCTGCGCGGCCTGCCGCTGCTGAGCCTCGATCGAATTCTTCTGTGCGGCCGGCGTCACCGACCCGGACGGCACGAACTTGGCCAGCTTGCTCATGCAGTCGAGCAGCGCCTTGCCGGCATCCGAGCTGGCGCCCAGTTCGGGCAGAGCGCCTTCCATCTGCTTGAGAATGACCCCCAGCTTCTGCAGCCCGGCAGCCTCGTAACCCTTGTTCGGCGTCGATCCAGTTGCCTGGGTCGATCCGAAGGGGGGTTGCGGGGGCTGTCCGCCCGGGCTTGCAGGAACTGGGGTTGGCATTGGCGGAATTACTTCCGGCCCTTGCGGTGCTTGCGCTTGTTGGCGGTGAACATCTGGCGGCCCTTTCCTATCTAGGGGTTGAAGTCATCGCACGTTGTGTGCCCGGACAACCTCGTTGGGTTCCGAAAAGAAGGCGAGACGTGGAATTGACAAAATTCGACGCATTTTGTATTGGTTTCATCGGATTTGCAGGAATGGCTCGTTTTTTATGGAAATCAGTCAGTCGACACCCGAACGAGCGTGGTTCACCGCCAAGGAAGCCGCCGGATACATCGGTGTCACCCCCGGTACGCTGTACAGCTATCTGAAACTACGAAAAGGCCGCCCCCCGTTTTTTCGACTCGCCGGAAAAACAAAAGGCGGCCTTCGCTTTCCGAAAAACGAGTTCATCACATGGGCCAATGGTGGCGCCCAAAAACAAGGATAGTCCGATGTACAGCCTCACCATCCACTTCGGCCCGAACGCGATCCAGTGGCAGTTTCTTTTCAAGACGGAAGAAAAGGCCGGTGTCGTGTACAACACCTACGTCGATGCCAAAGCAAACATGGCTGATGCGATGCTCATCGGCACCGACGATTTCGGACAAGCCTTCGCTATCCCGACAAGTGAAATCAGCGGCATTTTGCTCGAAGATATCAACGCGATGGAGGAAGCCCGCATCGAGCGCAGCCTTGCCGACGCCCGCGCTTCCGCCAAGCTACAGGGCCGTGCCCGCACCGACCCGACGATCCGCGCCGCGCAGCAAGGCGCTCCGGTGCTGACACCGATGGGTGGGGGATTTCGTCAGTGATAACCCGCTACGCAGGATTCGACCCCGATGAAAATAACTTCGACGGGGTCGAACTAGCTCCCCTGCACGAAGAAGAACTTCGCGCGCCGCGACGAACCCGGATTGATACCAAGCGGGCTTGGAAATTAAAACACGAAGGATTCAGTTGGGCTGAAATTGGAAAAATTTTAGCGTGCGAACAGGGTCGCGCAGCTAACTATCAACCTCTATCTGTCTACATAGCCGCTAATTATCGGCATCAGTGATGCTTTCCACCCAGCATCTTCTCGATCGCCTTGTCCTTGCCTTCCGGCGATAGCTGGCCGAACAGTTCCTTCTGCATTGCCTGCCCCGCCTTCTTGCGCTCGCGCAACTGGGCCTTGGCGTTCTCCTTGTTCGGCACCGCAGTGTTGTCGATCATGAACTCACCGTCGATATCGCCGGTCTTCCGAAGTGCGAACAGCAACTGCGTGGTCTCGTCCGAGAAGATCGGGCTCGACGAATGGCTGTCCACCGTGACCCTCCAGTCTTCCGGCAGGTCCGTCAGCATGAAATTATCGTCCATCTTCTCCGGGTCGGTCCAGAACTTCCGGTTTTCCTTCGCCTCCATCATCGTCATCGTGAGGTCGGCGCACGACGCCAACTGCTGTTCGACCAGCAGCGCCCGATCTCGCAGCGTCGGCGAAGCCGTCTTGAGCAGCGTGTTGGCGTGAACGCCGGCGCGCACCCCGGACTCGCCCTTGCCCTGCATGATGTCGGGGAAACTGCCGAGCGTGTTGATCTGCTCCTGCACGTACTTGATGATCGGCAGCAACTCGGCCGGAAATTTCGGTGTCAGATCCTCGACCTTCGAATTCGGCCCGCCGTTCCAGTACCCGGCGAGTCGGAACTGGCCGTAAGCCTCGTCGGTCATGGTGTTCTCGCCGGAAAACGACAGTATCTTGTCGATCTGCAGCCCGATCAGCCGCTTCAGGTCGTCGCATAACTGCGCCAGGAACCCCTGCGGCTCGATCAGGTCGATCAACTCGCTGCGGCCCCAGAACCAGTTCACCATCGGATTCGGCTGGATCAGCCGGTACGGCTGCGCGTGTTCGATGCCCGTCAGATTTGACAGCTTGAACCGGGTGATCAGGATGTCGGGCTCGATCATCTGGATGGTCTGGTAATCGTCCTCGCCCTTGACCCACAACTCCTGAAATTTGACCGTCGGCGCCCCGTCGGTCGGGCTGATGGTCGGGTAATTCGGATCGTTGCCCATCTGCACGATGCCGCCCGGCAGCGGGCGCGTCGCGCTTTGCACACCGGTGTTGAGTTGGGATGTCGACAGCACCTGATGGAAAAAACTATCCGGCCCGCTGCCGGTCGATTGCCCCATCTGGGCGTGGGTCATGATCTGCTCGAACAGCTTTTCCGCCTTGGGAAAGCGCCAGATGCGCTGCCACACCTCCGGGCCGGTGAGGTACGAGGTCTCGCACATCGCCTCCTGGTTCTCGATGTCGCTCTCGCTCTCGCGGTAGACACCGAAATTCCACGGCATCACCAGTTTTTTCTCGTAGGAAATGCGCTCCTTGCCAACCGACCCCTCGGATTTCGGCCACTGCTTCAGCAGCGCACAGCCGTATTTTAGCCCCTCGAACACACCCTGCCCGAACAGGGTGCCGGTCGCGGATCGCTCCCAGTGCCGGGTCAGGTGTTTTGCCGCGACCTGTCCGCGCTTGATGGTGTCGGGCTTGTATTCGTTGTCGAAGTCATAGGCGAATTTCAATTCCACGGGGGAATACAGGTGGGAGGCGGTGCGCTCGAGGTGCGTGTTCATCATGTTGATGAGCGCCTTCGAGCCGTCGGGCCTGCCGGTCTCGGCTATCTGATTCAGCAGGCGGTAGTAGGCGGTACGGTTGCCCTGACTGACCCGGCAGGTCTCGATCAACTCATTCGCAACGGGGATGAGTTCTTTTTCGCCTGTCGGAAGCGGGATCATACACGCGACCTGTAGTTCGGATTATCCGCGATCTCGCGCGGCAGCGGAGCCTGGCCGATCGGCCGCAACGCATTCTGTATCCGGTTACGGGCGCGGGCGCCAGCGTAGGGCTCCACGTTGGTGTGGGCGTTGGCGGCGAATTCCGCGGCTTGGGTGGCGCCGAACCCGACCTGGCCGCCACAGGCCTTGATCATGTCCATCTGCTGGGTGACCGGATTGACGATGTCCCGCGTCGCAAACAGCGAGTCGTTGCGGTCGTTGAGGTCGGTGATCTTGAGCCCCGACATCTCGGACACCGGGACACCGGCCATGCCGGCCGCCAGTTCGGCCCGCGTCTCCGACCCGTTCATGATGTCGCGCGCCACCTTGTCGTTGTTCTTGGTCTTGAACGACAGGATGTTGGGGACAACCACATCGTCATCGTCGCGCTTGTTGCTGATGTTGGTGTGGCAGATCGGACAGGCGTCGGGCCATCCGTCGGTGACGTCGTACTTGAATTTTTCCCGGCAAGCGGGACACTTCAATAAGATTGCCATTAGTCCTTAAACCCCGCCGCTATCGCTGACAGAACAAAAATCAATATGCCCAGCACAGCAATCAATCCGATTACAGCGCCTGAAAACATTAAAACATCACCTAGCGTTATGACGTGTCCCATGCCTATCTCCGACCGTATCGCCATGCATTTTTCATCGCCAGCCGCTGCGCCTGCATCCGGGTCTGCTGCTTGTTGCCCATGAACGCCGCCATCATGTTCTGATTGAACAACTGCGTCTGGTCAATCACACTGCGCAACTTCTTGACCTTCTCGGCCTCCCGCGACCGCTTCTGCACGATCAGATTACGCCTTATCTTGATATCCCAGTTGTGAACCCCGAGCGCCCCGGCCAGGGTCCGGTCGTCTTTCCCGGCGTCCCCGGTACCCGTGGCCTTGATGGTGTCACCATCCCGCGCCACCCGCTGCATCTCCCGGATCAGTTCCTGCGACCTAATATGCATTTGGCCATTGCCGACCAGTGCCCGGAATTTTTCCAGGATCATGATCTTATTCTGTCCGGACGTTTTCCAATGCCATGCACTACCGCCCGTCATCGAGTCCGGGCGAGCGTGAATGTACTGCTTCACGTTGTGAAAAATGTTGCGCAGTCCCTGCTCCGACAGCGGCGCATAGGAATTCTCGATCTGGAATTTAAGCCCCTTCATCTCATCTAGCACGGCACTACCGGGACCATTTAGTTCGAGAATCCAGAATATCTCGGTCAGCGGCTCGGCGCCGTACCAGCCCATCACCGCGGCGATCACCCATGCGAAGTGCTTGGTCGATATCAGCGGGTAGGCGTACTCGGCAACCTGATCCACCCCGTCGGAATAGCAACGCAGCACCTGGAAGCTGGAACGATCGTTGTTCTCGTTCTCACCGAAAGCAGGATCGATGCTGAACGAGTACACCGCCTCACGCTGCGGCGGCTCCCACACCTTCAACTCGATGTTGCGGGAGGTCTCGGCCGGATAAACCTTGAGATCGCAGAACTCGGTGCCCGGCAGGAACATATAGGACTTGAACTTGTTCGAAACGTACTTGTCGGACTGATCCTTCAGGCTCTCGCCCGAGAAGAACACGCTTCCCGTAATCTGGAAAGCCTCGTCCTCATCCCACGGGTCTTCCTGCTTCTGGTACTGATTTGCCTCAAAACCAGCGTCAGTATCACCACTATCGCGAGAAGCCGGATCAACCAGTCGGCGGTACCACGCAAGCTGCTCCTGCGAAATGTCGAAATCGTAAAGCTCCTTGACCCTGTCGATTTTTTTCTGCTCGTCGGTGGTGGGAGGCTGGACGCCGTAGAACTCCCAGTCCTTGCTGTCCTGCTCGATGCGCTGACCATCATGCGCCCACCACCCAATGAAAACGCAGATGCAGTGGTTTACGTCGGCTCGTGCCTCGTACCACATGTCTTGCCATGCGTTAGGACCGCGAGCGGTGGATTCCCAGATGTAAAGCCGGTCAGGATGACTGTCGGAAAGCGACCTACGATAGGAGACCAGTCCTTCGTCGTTATCCCAAGAGCAGAGTTCGGATCCGTGACTAAGGGTAAGACCGGCCGAACGGCCCAGGGTACCGGACGTTTTTGTTTTCTTGACGCCTGCGGACTTGAACAGGATTTTTGAATTATTGTTGAGGGTGAGGCCATCCCGATTGTCCTTCTTGATCGGCGGGAATTTCAGCGTGTCCGGCAGGTCGCTGATCATGGTAACCAGTTCGTCACGCGCCAGGTTCTTGTTCTCATTCGAATCGAACACCAGGGCGCCGGACAGGCCGCGGTGGATGCCGAGGTAGAAAGTGGAAAGGGCGCGGGCGATCGTGGTGATGCCGAGCTGGCGGGATTTCAGGACGTAGATGTCGTGCTTGTCTTCCTCCAGCCCGTCGAGCACCGCGGTAATAAACCGCTTCTGGCCGTAGTAGAGGTTGTCGCCGAGGGAGACGAAGCCGAGATTCTTCGAATTGATCCGGCACTTGGCGAGAAACGCATAAAACGCTTCCTCGAACGCCTCTCGTTTTTGGTGGGACCAGCCTGCCATGTGAGCAATTTAGGACAGACGGGGGAACTTATCAACGCATAAGGTGTTCAAAGCATCTAACCCCCGGAGGACTACGCCATGGGCGGCTGTTTCTCACTTGCGTGGATTGAACAACTCTGCATCTGGCTGATCATGGTTATTGCGATCGTCTCCATCATCCGCCTGCTGGTACCCTATTTGATGGGCCTGATCGGCATCCCGCTGGTTGCCCAGATCATCAACATCGTGCTGTGGGCCGTGGTCGCGATCATGTGCGTCTATATCATCTTCGCGCTGATCTCCTGCCTGATCGGCTCCGGGGGTGGTCTGATGCACTTTCCCGCTCGATAACACGCCCTCGCGCTTTTACAACGGCAGCGACATACCCGATCCGGACCTTGGTCCGCCTCCGAAACCGATCTGTCGCGGCTGTTAGCGATATACGGCAAACATGCTCGGATCTTTAGGAGCGGGAATCGGCGTTCCCTGCCAGCCTATCCATTTGATTCGCCCTTTCACGAATCGAAGTTCGGCTTTGCCCAAAACCAAATCGTGAAACCAACGTGTGTCTGTCCGAACGGGAAGCAGAGCCACTACCAATCGGGCTCGGCGGTCGGCAACCTCCTTGGCCGCTTTGGTCAGCCATGGGGCGGGCTTGCTAAACGGCGGGTTCATAAACACCCTACCGAACCATTCCTGTGCAAGGCCGTCATCTTCTTCCGTAAAGCAGAGCGGCGCTTTCGCCGTTTCAATCCGGCAACACGGATCGAGATCAAATCTTCCAAACTCGGCTTCGAGGCCGCGCACTAAGGACTCAGGCGTAGCCCAATGATCACTGGTCCACCATGACGGCTTACTCACCTGCCGAACCCCTGCCGCTGCTGGCGATCCAGTTGGCCCATGGCGACGTCGGCCAAGGTCTTGACGGCGGCCCAGAAGATCGACGGTTCCTCCTGATTCAGCATCAGGCTCGAAAACGGCTCGCCGACATCCGGCGGGATCATCAGGAACGCGCCACCGAACTTGGCGTCCTTGTTCAGCCGTATCTGGGCGGCCATCTCGTCGAACAGGCGGGCGCGGGCTTCGGAGGGATCGAACGGGTGTTGATCGTCGGTCATTTGGCAGACTCGATCTTAAAAGGCATACCACTAATAAACCCTTCTCGAAATTCCGTAACCGGCTTATTTGAATTCAACCGCAACCGGCCGGCTTCTACCGCCCAATTTAACATCAAATCGGCTTCGGCAGCCGTATCAAGCGGTGTAATCACAATACGATACTGCGCAGGATTAAGTCCGCGATTGACAAAATTTCGGGCTATATAACAAAAAAGTTCTATCATATGTAACGCCAGTCCGTCGCAAACGGTTTGATCTCGCTCAAAAACATCCCGCCGACCGAACCGGCGCGGGACAGGCGGTCGGCATCCGATTCCTCGAAACCCTTGTAGGCGGCGGTGCGGCCCTTCTTCAGGAAAGTCACCAGCAATTCTTGGGTCTCGTCATCCCAGCCGACTTCGGCGATCATCTCGGAGAGAACTGGTTTGTTCCATGCCATCACACAACCTCGTAAGTCGCAGCGAAAATATCCGGCTTGCACGGATAAAGTTCGCCCTTGACGCCACGGATAATCCAGTCACCCAGCTCGGCTCGCATCCGGCCTTCCAGCGTATAAATCGTCGCTATCCCGTCCGTGTAAATCTTCACGGTACCGGCATCCATCGCGTCGGCGAGCCAAGCAGGCGCTTCTAAGACAGGCAACTGCACGGCCTCGATCACGACCGGCTTCTTACGATACTGTGCCATCGACCTTCTCCTTCAACGCTTCAACGATCCGTTCGAACACAGGCTCCCAGCGCATGTCGTCGGATTGCTGGAAGAATCTTGCTTTGGGGGTCCAAACTCTCTGGCTATCTTTTCCGTTCGGACCCGCGCGCCAATCTCGACCTAGCCAGCTATAGGGCGTCCAGCACTCATGGTCGCCCATCGAACAAATGTGTCCTAAAGCCGATTCTACGCTTATCACCAAGTCCAGGTGCGGCAAGATGGAATAGGTATCAGCAATACAACGGATGTAACCCGACAGGTCTTTGATAAGCGGAGCGAACCCCCACAGATTTAGATCGGATTTTCTCGCGTCGCACTGCAAAGCATAAAGTTGGATGCCTGGGACTTTGTACAAATCAATAAAGTGGTGGATTGGGATATTGCGATGTTTGTCAATATCGTTCAGCGGCGAACCGGACCACGCGATGCCGATGTGAAATTTACGACTTGGCACTTTCCACGCCGTTGGCATCACGTACCGTGGAACGTCGATGTTCGGCGCATCGATGATCTCGGCATCGGTCAGCCCGAGGGCGTATGGAAGACTTACGAACGTGCTCCATACATCGGCATCGCCGGGAAAATTAGAAGGCGACGGCATAAAGTTAATGTTGTCGAGGTGGCGGAAAGCGTGTTCGAAAACTCTGCGCAATTCCGACTGTACACAAAGATGAATAAATCTGCACCGCTTCGAAGCCGCTTCCAGGAAGCGCGAAAACGAAAGTGTGTCGCCGAGACCCTGATCGGCTACGAGAAACAATGTTTTACCCTTCTCCCCCCGCCACTTGGGCCATGGGTAAAGTAAAAAATTTGGCAGTCTCGCAGCGAAGCGAGATTCGAATGCTTTCAAGCCCGCTGCATACTGCCCGTCAAACAAAAGGGCAAAAGCTAATTGAAATTCAGCAATCGGATAGCCCATGCCGTCGTTAGGATCAGCGAGTTCAAAACACTTTCGCGCACAAGAAACCGCAATTTTAGTCTGGCCGAATATCTGAAAACACATAGATTTATGCATCCACGCAAGCACCAATTTAGGATGCTCACTGGTAACTTTTTCTAAAATACTAAGGGCTTCCTGCTGCCCGCCGACTTTCATCAGCTCCCACGCGAGATTAACCTCGGCTTTGGGTCGCTCGACAGCATCAAGATCGCCTTCGATGGCTCTACGGAAAAGAGCTACGGCGGCGTGCGGCCTAACCAAATCGGAAGCAGCGCAACCGTTGACGTAGAAGGCATGCCCATAGCTAGGATCGGCATAGCAAGCCGAACTAAAAAGCTGATAGCCATGATCCTGATTCGTCGGCTGTGATTTATCCCTAGCCGCTTCCTCGCCTTTCATCAAAAGCTGTAATGCTTGGTCGCGATTACCCATCCAGCTTCCCCGTCCACTCAAGCCGGAACGCATGCGCCCGGCAGATACCGTGGCCCATGCCGACGCGGCGGCCTATCTTCGCATCGGTCTCGCCGAACGAGAAGTCGTGGCAAAATTCTTTCGTGTCTTCCCGCTGCCGCACGGCCTCGCCGGCCGCGCAGTGCGGGCACAGGGTTTTGCACTGGACTTCGAATTCGGCGGGGGTCACTGACGCATTCCGAAATATATACCCGACACAAATGCAGCGATCATTAAGAGGGCAAACCACGGATCGGTAAGCTGCTCGAATATCACTGCCTCGCCTCCATCACCACCCGCCGGATCGCCATCGGCGTGAAGGGCTTGCCGTTACGAGATTCGTAGCCGACATTGAACAGGCGCTTGGAAATAGCAGGCAGGCTTTCGCCTTGCGCGTAAAATCCACGCATGAACTTGGCGGCTTCCTGCTCTTTCGCGTCGATTTCCAGTACCGCGCTGCGGCCATCCCCTACCTTCCGGTAACCGAACGGGACATTGCCCACCGGCCCGCCCTTGGCCTTCTTGGCCCTGCGGCCGTCGGCGGTGCGCTCCTTGATCCGGATACGCTCCATGTCGGCCACCGCCGCCAGGATCGTCATGATCAGCTTGCCGACCCCGGCGGATACCGGCTCGTGGGAGATGTCGAACAGCACGAGGTCGACACCGCGCTTCTTGAACTCGTCGAACATGTCGATGGCGTCAGAGGCGCTGCGGAACATGCGGTCGAGCTTCGACGCCACGACGATGTCCCCCGGCTTCATGTCGGCGAGCAACTGCGCACCGGCCTCTCGCTTGGCCAGCCGGACCGCACCGGACACCCCGGCGTCGGTGTAAATCTGGACGTCGAGGCTGTGGGCTCCGCGGATGCGGGCGAAGCCCTCGATCACATCGGTTTGAACCTGCAGGGACGAACGGTCGTCTTTGGCCTGGTCGGCTGTCGAGCACCTGATGTATCCAAGAATCATACCCATTGCCCTTCAGTCTGACGATTCGCTACGAAACCAGCCGGCACATCCAGCGGACGGCATTCCCAAATCGCGTTGCACCACTCCTTATCACGAGGCACATAACGAAATTCGGCGTACTCCAACCATATCTTTATGGTTTTGTCGCCTACGGTACCGGCTTCAACCGGCAAAAACGCAAAAAACCGTTTCCACTCCGTATTTACCTTGTTTGATATAAAGCGCATATTCCTCTCCCATGTAGTCAACTTGTACTACACTAGGCCGGCACCTTCGTCAATGCCTGATCCCGCACCCACGGGTACGTCATAGCAAGCCCGTTCCACAACGACGTCATGGGCTCCCACTGCAGCACCGTCCGGCACAGGGTGTTGTCCGACCCCCGCGCCTGCACCCCGGCCGGTCCCGGAACCGATTTCCACGCCAGCACCTTGTTGGCGACACGGCACACCGTCTCGAACAGTTCCTCCACCGTCACCGTCTCGGCGTTCGCGATGTTGACCGGCTGGCCGTAGCCGGACGCCATCAGGCGCAAAATGCCGTCGATCACGTCGTCGACATAGGTGTAGGAGCGCCGAGCCTGGGCGTCTCCCCAGAGGTCGACGACGCCGGCATAGGATGCCTGTGCCACCTTGCAACAAATTGCTGCCGGCGCCTTCGCGCGATCTCCATCCCATGGACAATACGGGCCATAAGTATTTCCGATTCGTCCCACCCGGATATTGAGTCCGTAATTGCGGGCGTAGGCGTCGTACAGTTTCTCGGCATACAGTTTCTCCTGGCCGAATGCGAAGGTGTCGAAGTGGGCGTCGATCTCGCGGTGCGCCGCGGTATCGACAATCCGCTCCGCAGCGAACGGATCGACCTCGAATCTATCAGGGTAAACACACTGGCTGGACGCGAAGAAAATCTTGTTGCAGTTGCCGGTTTTCCGGATCGCTTCCAGTGTGTGCAGATTGATCTTCAGGGAGTTCGTAAGAATGTCAGCGTCATGACTGCCAACGCCGATATAACCCAGCCCGCCCACATCGCCGGCGAGCTGGTAGCACTCGTCAAAATGGTGACGGTGAAAATGAGTGTGGAAATCAGCGACGTTCGTAAGATCAAGGATGTTGTACTCATCGGCCACCGACTTTCGATAAGGAGGATGTTTTCGCGCTACGCTGACGACGTAATGGCCTTCGGCTTTCAGCCGATGCTCTAAGTGGCCCCCGAGGAAGCCGGCGGCACCGAGCACAAGAACTTTTTTCATTTTTTAGTTTTCCTTGCCGCGATCGAAGACAGAAAAAGCAAAGCACCGGCGAGGGCAAACCACGTCGACCAGTACCTGTACAATCTCGCCAGCGCCTGTGCTTCGGTCATTTTGCAACTTTCTCGTCAGAAGTAACTGCTCATGACGGCTGTAGCGCGGCGCGCGCCGCCGTGATGCCGCGCGCCTGTCCAGCCTTGGTCATCCGCTCGTAAAGCGCCTTACGAGCGAGGTAAAGCGCTTCGCCGTTCTTGGTGCCTCGATCGCAGCCGACCATCCATAAAAGGCCATATGCAAGCTCCATCGCGTCGATGTCGCTCATGTTTGGGTTGATAATGTTGTCAACTAGAGGCATGGCAGATCAGTCCCTGTTGTTGATGTAGGTCATCCACTCGATAAATGGTCGGCATCCGACGGCAAGACAGATGCCGAAGATCGTCCAAAGGAGGGCTTCTGACCACGGCATCAACGCTCTCCATTCGCAACTTCTGGAAGCTGCCACCAGTCAAACCTGAACGTGTCATCCAGCATCTGCGGGTCGGTGGTCGCCAGTCCGTGGAACACGGCACCCTCGGCCATCTCGCACGTCACCGCCCTCGGGATCGGACCGCCCGGCACGTCGATCCGGACGAACTCCTGTTGGCCGCCTGGGAGATCCGGCGCGAAGTTAAATCCAGAGCGGGTGTCCGTGATGGCCACCCGTGCGCCGGCGCTGCCGCCAGTGACGAGGAAGGACGAAGTACCAGAAATATGCACCGAGAGAGACGCGCCGCCCGGACCAGCGCGGTACAGGAACGGTCCCCATCCTTGCTTCCATACCAATTCCAAATTGCCTTGCCATGAAGCCCCCAGGATTGCCTTGACCTGATGCGGAAAAAACAACTGACCCGCGCCGTCGCGGTGGATGATATCGGGCCGTTCGAATTTGTAAATGCCCTCGTGGAGCATTTGCAGGTTGTCTCGATAGAGATCGAACATAGCGGAACGCTGATCGCGTTCACTGTGTGTCGTAAGAATCAGGCCCTGCTGTTCAAGCGGAGGATCCTGGCCGATCATCTGGCACTTCGCGGGCGTCAGCGCGAGGCTGGCAAGGCCGTGGCGGGCAAGCTGGGCTTCCCAGCCCCAGTCGGTGGTGACGAAGTGCTCCTGGCCGCGGAAGGCGGCATAGGTGCGCAGGTCGATGCCGGATAGCTGGGCGAACAGTTTGCAGTTGTCGGGCCACCACTGGGTCCGGAAGGATCGCAGCACGATCTCGGCGGCTTCTCGGGTGAAGATGACGATGCCGGCACCAAGGTTGTGCATAATGGCATATTGATCGCGTTGGATAAGGACGCGATCGACGTAGCTGCGAGGAGAGACAGCTCCGACGGAAAGACCATCTGAAACTCCCTTTTTGAACAACTCCATGGTAGGCTCGAACCAGTCGGGATCGAGCAGGACGTCGGATTCCGCGAGGCCAACGTGTGTGTAGTCCGCAGGGTCGTTCAACATCCTCGATAGCTTCCATGCGATCGCCGCGTCGGCGCCGCCGATAACCCGTGCGCAGCCGTAATTCCTGGCGCCCGCCGGATGGTCCTCAAACAGCCGCCGGCCGGCTTCGGTCACGGACCCATCGGCCCAGAACAAGGCAAAACTGCCCTTGGCCAGCATGGGCAAGGTCTGCTCGGTCAGATCGACCTGATCCCTGGTCGAATAGGCAATCGCTAAACGCATCGAGCAAATTCTCCGTGGTACTTTACAGCGCCTGCGTTTCTGGCCGCCCTAGCTTGTTCTTCGGTACTATGCCTGCCCAAGTGAATCTTTTTACCGTTCAGTTTTGTGTACGCCGCCCACTTTTTTCGTGATTTATCAAAATGCACGCCAGCGCCGCGCTTTGAATTTACATTGTTTTGTCCCTTAGTGGCCGCACGCAAGTTTTTCCATCTATTGTTACTGCGTACTGTATCCTCGTGGTCTATCAAAGGCGGCGGTTCGGCACCTTTTACCCACTTCCAAATCAACCGATGCGCGAGATATCCCCTATCATCTAAGCGCCCGTGAAAATACCCTTCCGCACTGATTGCCGTAAACGCTTCTTTTTGGGCATATCGCGAATTCCAAGATTTCATAGCCCTCGCGTTCTTAAAATGGCATGGCGGTCGAATGCACCAAAACAACTTTCCTGTGTCCCGCGAATAGGAAAAGCATTCACGTAGATAGTTTTGTGTGGGTAAAGTTCTCAAAATATGTTCTCGCAATCTTCCAACCATGCTATCGCTGCCGCCGCCCCTTGTTTCGGATACCACTCTGCCTTGGCGAGCGCGCGATAAATTAAGCGCGTATCGTCAATCACGCTATTGCCGACGAGAACGATGTTATCCAGCAATTCAGCCATCTTCAGGATATGGGACATCCCGTCAATCTCGGCACGGAGATCAACCAACAAATCGTGTTTGTTTCGTTCTTGATAGCAGAACGGTGGGCCGAAATGCACGTGCATGTCGCGCTCACGCATAACTCGCTGCACTATCAAACTCGCGTAAATGTCATCAAATCGCTGACACCCGGGTGCCATGAACCATGAAGGCATCAGTTCGCGGATTACAGAGGTATTTTGCGAGTTAAAGACAGTCCGCGTGTTGCGGTCAACCACGACTCCTGAGTGTCCAACAACGCTGACGGATTGAATATCCGGGGCCAACTCCATTCGCGTAGCAGCCGAGATATCGGGATCTCCGATGACGAGGCCGGCAGCAACACCGATCCTGGCGTCCACAACATGCTCCATGGTCACCATGCGCGACTTGTCGTGCGGAAAGCCGCGGTGCTTTGTCCGCGGCACCAGCAGGAAGCCGGGGTCGAACCAGTTGTCGTCACCGGCGATTTTGAGACCGGAAAACAGGCTGTCGAAACGAAACTCGATGTGATCGAAATGCGTTCGGTTAACCGGCAGGTTGTCGTCGTCCCACGAATAGATGACGTCGGCACCCCACTTCAGGGCCTCGAGGAAAGCGATGTTGCGGCGGGCCAAAGTGTCGAAACCAATGGCCTCGGAACACTTCCAGTTGCCGCCGCCGTGGTAGTAATGCTGCGCGTTGTCGATATTGACGACAAAATCTAGGGCAGCTTTCGGAGTTTTCTTGTCCCCCGCAACGAAAAACCGCACATCCGGTCCGCACTTCCTCAACAACTTGAGGGCATGGGGAATGTGTATCGTAGTCGTACACAGGGCCAAACGCATCAGATGTACCCCCAACATTTTCCGTTTCTTATGCGCTTAATCGAGCTACGACTCACGCCATATTCAGCAGCTAATTTATTGCATCCGCGCTGATCATTGCGAATGCTCAGCACTTGTTCAGCCGTTAGTTTTGCGCTTAGATGGGCTTCACCTCGTAATCCCTTAAACGCACGATGTCGATCCGAACGTTCTGCCTCTTCGGGATTATCTGCATGTGAATGCTTCCAGCCTTCGCCGTGCTTGATAGCCCATATCCAGCTTTTATGAATCCCGTACTCTTCGGCGATTATCCGAAGTCTCCTGGGATCAAGGCGGATTGCTTGTGCCTGAGCTTCGGTCAAACGTGCCCGAGCACTGCGTTCTCCGCGCGCCGGGTTGTCACGCCCTTTTTGAACCATGTCGTTGAGATTGTCAGATTGTGTTCCGATAAACAGGTGTTCTGGATTCACACAGCATCGAACATCGCACTTGTGACAGGCAAACAATCCCTCCGGAATTTTTCCGTTATGCAGTTCCCAAGAAAAACGGTGCGCCTGCACCTGAATGCGGTTACCGACGCTGAACCTGCCGTAACCACTATTGGAAATTTGCCCCATCCATAACCAACAACCGCTATTGGGTTCGGGAATAAAAAAATCAAAAAATCTATCTTCGGGGGAAACTCCGCGTGATCTAGGCGCTACCATAGCAATCATTTTTCACTCGCTCGCTGAAAGCGGCACCACGACACTAGGATATCACGGATTAAAAAAGATTTTGACCAGTCCCGTTTTTTTGCCTCCGCATCAAGCATTTTATCGATGTCTGGCGCAATTCTAAACGACCGACTCACAACCCTTTTGCGGGGCCGGCGCTTGAAGGTAGAACGAAGAAGAACCAAGTAAACCTCGGATGAAAAGCCGGGACGCCGAGGATGGGGGCTGGGGGCGGCGTCCCGGCAGGTGCCGCAAGGCCGGATGGCGGTGCGGACCCGCGATGACAAATAACCAGGGAGGTTCGCGGGATGTAGTCAGTATGCACTACTTTTTGGTGTTGTCAACCGGTGCCGTGTTTTCCGGCTTCGTCTCGGGCAGCGGCTGCACGGTGCCGGACGGCGCCCCCGCGATCCGGGTCTTGAGGTACACCACGAACTGGCCGAGGTCGAGGGCTCGCGCCTGCGCCGCGGTGTCCAGTATCCCGTTCGGCCCCATCAGCATCCGTTCCTCCTGCGCGGTCAGGACCAGTATCTTGCAGGTCTCGCCGGCGGTCGGGCATTGGGCGTGGGGAAGGTCGTCGGCACGCGCATGGCGCGTCACCAACACAAGGATCAGCAGGACGGCGGCGGCAAAAATGATGGCGTCGAGCGGGAGGCGGCGGGCGAAGGCCATGAGTTTTCCTTTTAGCGTGAGCGATTTCATCTTGTCGATGGCGGCCTGGTTGCGGGCGACCTGGGCTACGTCGCGCTCGATCTGGGCGGCTATTTTCTCGAAGCTGATGTTGGGGCGAGGGGTCATGTGCCTGCTGCCTTTATTTTCTCTCGCTGCTTCGGCGGTTTGATGCGCACGCGCCGGATGCGCGGCAGCAGCCTGCGGGCCTCCTTCTCCAGCCTGATCTGCGCCAGCCGGTTCTGCAGCAGCCCCTTGACCGCCACCTCCACCGGCCCCGGCACCTGCTCGCGATGCATGATCCGGAACACCGTGCTGGTGTCCACCCCGAGGTCGCGGGCGAGAGAAGGCTTCCACTTCTTGCGGCCATAGATTTTGTGGGCGGCGGTTTCGAGTTGGGAGGGGGTCATTCCTTATCCGATAGATGTGCCGCGACAGCGGCTACCACGATAATCACCAGTAGCACCGTTACTGGCACGGCAATGACGAACCAGCGGAGATACAACGTGTTGCCAATCCAAATAAGATCGTTCATTTCGTATTCTCCACTGCCTTGCGCAGATCCTCGTACATCTCGGCCTTAGTCCTCTCGACGTGCTTATGCGGGCGCGTGGCGATCGTATTGCGGTTGGGTTTTGGCTTCGCAGGCGGCCCAGTATCGGGCGATGCCTCGCTGCTTCTCCCGCTCCCTGAACGCGGCGTCATGGCGGTACCTCAATCGGGCTCGCATCGCGGCACAGGCGCCACAGGTCCGGTACCGCTTGCCGTTGGAATGGGTGTACCACTTCTCGGTCTGCGGTGTGTAGAGATGGTTGCGGGGGCAGCGGTCAGCAGTCATCGCCGCGGCCCATCTTTTGTTAGCCGTTCGATCGGAAACTCCAGTTCAGCCATCCACCGAAACAGGTAAGGGCCGCGATCCATACGCCATGCCCCGAACGGATAGGCGTGACCTTCGATGTGCGCCCACCATCCGTTGCGGGCTTTGTAAACCGAGAAGTGCTTTCCCGGCGTTGTCTGTTCGATGATTGCTGACGGCTGATCGATCGGCACCTTACTTCTCCTTCGGCTGCGGCCTGAGTTCGGCCAGGATCGCCTCGTTCTGCTCGATCAGCGTGGCGAGACCGTCGAGGGCGCGACGGTAGACCTCGTAGATTCCATGGGAGGGCTCGAGCGGGGCACGGAGCTGGTGGATGACCTGTTCGGGGGTGAGGGGAGGCATTAACGGCTTCCTTTGTGCAGTTTGGAGAGCCGCCTAGCGGGTTTCTGCACTGCGGCAGTCGGCGGGGGATCGAGCACGTCAATCAGCTTGTTGATTGTAGCAACCAAGCGGCGAGCGGTCGGCGCGTCGTGCCAGTGGATGGAGGTGACGCCGGGGGCGTGCGAACCGATCGCAATCATGGTCGTGCTATGCGACTGATAAGGCTGGCGCACATTACCGAGCGACACAGTGATAAACGGCTCAAAGGAGGCATTGGCATCGCTGGACATCTGCGTATCTTTCTCCGGTGTTTTTAGCGGTGAGGGCGTAGAAACGAACGGGTGAGCGTTTGGGGGTCGGTGGTGAGTGTTTTAAGTGGCGTGGGGGACGGTAATTTAATTAGTTGCGAATCGCAAGTTTTTTCTGAAAAAAATTTGGGACCGTAGGGTCGGACGTACCCATAAATACACTCCCGGTTGGGCCGCCGACCTCGCGCACGCTCCGCGCGAATCATCACAGAAGCGTGACTATCGAGGTCGGCCGGACGTGGAACCGGCACCTGGCCGCGCTGGCGTTCTGCACGTAGTCACCTGCAAAAATCCTCCTAAGCTATTGATTATATTATCAAACAAAAATAGTTGGCTATCGGAACGTATCACACTCTTGAGTGAGATATACGAGCGGCGAGGGGATGGGGGTTCCTGGCGATCTGGGATCGCGGGTTGGATGGTGGTTAGGGGTGAGTCTGGTGTGGTAGTATGCATTATGTGCGAAGCGGTATAGAAAGCCCCTCTAGGCCACACGGAGAATTTCGATTTGCGAGACGTTCCGCCGTTCCGGCAAGCCGTCGACGCTTTGCAGCCTGGCGCCAGTGGAAGCCAAGCCGCGGCGTTACTCGCTAACCGGGTATCCCGCGAAGTAGCGAACCATTGGCTTGCCGGCCGACGTCACGCACCACGTTGGGCGCTGCAGTTCCTGGCAACACAGATCCGCGCGCGAATGTCCGAGCTGGCCACGGTCGCGGAGATCGCCGAACAAACGAAAGAACGCCCCGGCAAGAAAGCAGGAGCGTTCAATCTAGCGCGATGGCTAGCGCAACGTCATGGCGTGGAACGCTAAGCGCTAAACCCGCGCGAATAGTGTATTGACACTCTTAGTCCTGCGTCACGAAAACCGTAGTCGTGTGCCCGAAAGTTTCGATGCCTTCATCATAGTGTGCCAAGAGCCCGGCCGCGCGCAACTCATCCAAAGCATTCAACGTCGAACGCGTAGCGCCTGGCGTGTTATCGTCTCGGAACCCTTGAGCCTGCGCCATGCCGTGCCAATTAAGATTAACGACCGGGCAAGACTTACCGTCCACATAGCGCGTAGCAGTTGGATCCTGGTGCGTTGCACACCAAGCTAAAACCGCTCTTGCGTTAGCTGAAACTGTCATTTTATCCTCCATCCGAATCCACAAATCACCTTATACATTGTATAAATTACCGCGTAAACACCTATTTTATGTCACCGTCACCGGTCCGTCACCGGTACTGTCACCGCTTAAAAAACTCGATTTCCTTAGCAATATCAACGCTGTCACCGGTGCCTTCACTGTCTCCACTTTTTTTCCCTCTTATTCCCGTACTACCGATACATAGTGGTTACATGCTTATGTGCACCATGTCACCCTTGTACCCCTTTCTACAAATCCATATATAAAGAAGTGGAGACAAGTGGAGACGTGGTGCCGGTGACTGCGGCGCAAGGGTTTTTTGAGTCACCACTATCCGAAACCGTCACCGGATAGTGGTGACGCCTCATTCGACCCGCCAGCACCGCACTTCCAGCTCGCTAGCCCTCACCACGAACCGCATATCCGTTCGCATGGTCATGTGTGCTGCTGCCATCCTCAATCGTTTCCCCTCACCCTTGGCGACCGCGAACGATTGCCCGATCTGCATATCCCGGAAAGGATACTTGCGCCTGGTTTGACCTGCAGGCATGGGAACGCCGCTTTCTATAAAAAATGTCATGCTATCCTCCATTGTAATACATCAAGCACCATAGCAAACCGCGTCACCCGTTGTAATCACGCTTTCGTGATAATAAACCCCTTGCAAGCCTGGCTATACAATGTATCTTGCGTGGACCGAACAACGGAAGGGGAACCGCCATGAAATACAAAACTGAAGTCCGCGACAACCGCGATGGCACCGCCTCTTATGGCGCCGCGTTCGTTCTGGCGAGCGACGGGAAAACTTGGCTCTTGATCGGCCATTCCCGGAACTACGCCACCTATCCCCGCACGGTGCGCGCTCGCGCTGCGGCCGAGTCGCTGTGCCGACAACACGCGCGCAAGCATTTTCCGCTTTGCACGTTCACGTCCGAACGCGTCTAACCACGCAAGGGGAACTACCATGAGCGCCTTGGAACAAGAGATTGCGCACCTCCTTGCGCACGGTTGCGAGCATTTGACCGTCAAGCAATTCGCCGCGCGCTTTGCCGCGCTAGGCTACACCCTGGATCGGTCGCTCGATTGCCGCGCACCAGCTCGCTACCTTGAAAGCGGCCGCTCTTATCCGTGCTGCACCACGGGATTGAAAGAAACCGATACCGGCATGTCGGCTTTCCACTTCCAAGCCCGGCGCGATGACAATTTCCGCGCCATGCAAAAATTGAGGCAACAAATATTCGCCGTGTCGCGCGGCGCCATCTTGGAAGTCTAACCCCTCACCCCCAACCGGAGCGAATCAAATGCGCGACAACGAATACGACAGGCTTTGTGCTACCAAAAAAGGCCGCGAGCTTTGTCTCACCGCCGTCCGGTTGGTTGCCGAGCGCTTTGCTGGCGCTGCCGTGGAACTGCACGAGTTCAACGGACCGCGCGAAGTCGGGCTTGACCTGCACTATGGCCCATACGCCTGCATGATGCATTTCGACGGCGGCGAGAAAATCGGCGCCTTCCTGGGTCATTGGCACATGAACCGCGCGCCGGACGGCGACCGCGCCAAGACCTATCCCGACACATTTTGGCGCGTCGGCTCGCTCAACACCTATCACAAGCAGAAGGCCACGACGATCGCCGCGACGCTTGACGAGTTCACTTCCAAACTGGCGCAAGGTTTGGAATTGCTCGCCAGCCACCGCTAACCACCAAACCTCAAAGGGGAACCAAAATGAAATATGATTGCGTCCACACCTTGGAAAACGCCGGCTTCTCGTACGAGGACGCCATGTCCTTGCGCCGCATCTCGATGACGCTGCACCGCTGGCACGAGCTGGAATGCGGCACGGATGCCGGCTGCATCGAACGCGAGGACGAAACCGACGTCCCCTATCTTACATGGGACTGGCCCGGCAACAAAGGCCCGCGCGGCAGGAGCAGGATCGCCGACCGCGAGCGCGGCGCCCTCAAGCGCCTGGCCGCGATCATGGCCCGCTATCCCGGCTTCGAGTCCTACGTGCAGGGAGATCCCCGCGGTGCCGCGCTGTACATCCTGCGGCCCGGCGACATTCCGGAAGGGGCCACCATGGACTCCTGCTACTCTCGCGGCATTGTCGTCTGCAAATAACCATACGACAGAAAACGGCTTGCAGCCGCCGTCGATACAATGTATACAACAGTGTCCGGGGACAATTCTGTCCCCGGCAACATGGAAGGGGAATGCAAATGTTGAGTGCCCCAGAAGTGGAAATGGTGCAGGAAGCGCCTGTCTCCGACGACCTGTACACCGTGGCCCGCGATTTGCTGTTGCGAGCCGATCATGCTCGCCAGCAAGGCGACACCGAGTCGGCCCGCCGCTATCTCAAGGCCGCGCTTGACATCATGGCCGAGGAACAGCTGCCGGCCGCGGCGCCCGTGCGCCCGACATCGCCGGAGACCGTCAAGATCACGGACATGCTGCGCTCGGGATGGCAGGAGATCGCGGCATTGTGCGCGGCAAGCGGCTGGTCCGCCAACCGCGTCCACTCGCTGATAACGCGCTTGCGAACCAAGGGCGAGAACATCCAGGCCCAGTCCATCAAGCGCTATCGCATCGCGCCCGAGAAGGAGTAGACTTAACCGGCCGCCACACTTTTAAACGGGTGTGGCGGCCATAACTAGGGGATTAGCAGATGACCACCCGCACCCTCGCCGGCCTCACCTTCCGCGCCGAGTCCCCCAGCCTGTACGAGTACCACGGCGCCTGGCTGGGTTACGACGGCAGGCATTGGCTGGTAGGCGCCCTCGGGCAATGGGGCGCCAAGGAGTTTGCTACCCGCGACGAGGCCGCCGCGGTAATCGCCGACGCATTCAACAACGCATCCGCCTTCGCGCAATAGTGCGCTTCGGCGAGACAAGAGGGAGCATTTGGGATGACTTTTTTAGTGCAAAAATCATTCGGCGAATTCATCGTCGAGCGCTACGGCCCGAAGTGGGTCTATGCGCAACGCACCAGCGACCGGCTCAAAGCGCGTTACCCCGATTCGGTGGTTATCACGCCAAAGCAGCAGCGCCAGCTCGCCGTCGACTATAAGCGGGAGTGGGGACAGGAATACGACCGTTCCGCATGGTTCGCGCTATGCGCCTTGCGCGCGGCAAAACAGGCTATTTCGCTGCACTGCGCTGTCGTCTGCCCGGATACGTTATCCGATATTGATTTTGCCATTGCAGCGCTGACGACGTGACCTCCTTCCTCGCCCACCTGGCCCTCGGCGCCGCGGCCGGATGGCTGATCTGGCGGATCTCGCCGCCGTGGCTCAAGGGGCGATAGCCCTAGCCACGCAACCAAACCCGTGCTATGCCGTTCTCCGTACTCCCCCGGAAACGTCGCTTATGCCGTGGAAAGAGCCGGCCGAACGCCATAGCGACGACTTGATCGAAGCGATCGGCCACGCCGCGCACCGCATTTCAACCGCCATCAAGGAAGGATTCCAGCTCATGGCCGCCACCGAAGCCCAAGCCCTCGCCGATCTCCAGTCAGCCATTACCGGCATTGGCACCGCCATTGCCGCCGAAGTCGTCGCCCTCCAGGCCGCCATGAACGCGCAAGGCGTCAACAACTCCCCGGCGATCGAGGCCAGCGTGCAGAAAATCAAGGACATGACCGCCGTCCTCAACAACTCGCTGGCCGCCCCGGTTCCCCCGCCGCCTCCCGCATTGCCCGAGGTCACCTCGCTCAGCCCGACATCCGGTCCGGCCGCCGGCGGCACGCTGGTGACCCTGACCGGCGCCAACTTCACCGGCACCACCCAGGTGACGTTCTCCAGCATCCCGGCAGCTTCTTTTTCTGTGAAAAATGATACCACGTTGACCGCAGTGACCCCCGCGGCTGTCGTCGGCGCCAGCCTGCCCGTGGTCGTGACCACGCCGGCCGGTCCCAGCGCCGTCGGCCCAACCTGGTCGTTCACGTAAAGGCCGACTTGTCGGGCCGAAGCCCTACTTTCAGGGCGAAGGTCGACGGTAGCGCCAGATCCGCTTGCCTTCGGCGGTCCGCTTCTGGTAGCGCACGAAATCGAGGTCGCGCAGCACCCGTGCCGCGCGACTTTGCTCTTTCTGCCCGATATCGCCGGCGCGCAGCTGCAGGAACTGGTTATCCGCCAGCACCTCGGTGATGCTGACCTCGTTCCGGTTTTTCAGGGTGACGTACTGGTTGATAGCTTCGGTCCATTCGTCATAGATTTTCCGGCTTTCCTGGACGTCGCCGGCCGCCTTCCACAACGATTCCGGCAGGAAGTGCGACTCGCCCGCCGCCTCCCGCAAACTGGTTTCCGCCCATAGCTGGTCCCTATCACGGCGCAGCCCGGCCAGGTCGATGCGCCCCAGCGCCACCGGCCAGAACCGGCGGTTGCCGGTCTCGTCCTGCAGGTAGTCGTCCTTATTGGTCGAGGCGAAGAACACGGTCCGGCGCGGCTGGGAGACGCTGTAGCGGCCATAGGCCGGCCGCGCACGGTCGACCTTGCGGGAGGCAAACGCCTTGACGTGCTCGATCTCCGCGCGCCGCAGGCCCGACAACTCGCCGATCTCGTACAGCCACACCCCCTCGGTCAACTCCTGCTGCTTGCGGTCGTCGACCCCCAGGATCGACTGGTCCGAGAAGTTTTCCGCGCCTGCGAGGATCTCGATCGCCTCGGACTTGCCTTGTCCCTGCGGTCCTTCGAGCACGATGATCTGGTCGAACTTGGCGCCGGGGCGGCGGGCGCGTCGTACCGCGGCGAGCAGGGACAGCCGGCCGATGGCGCGGTTGAGGTCGTTGTCGGCGGCGCCCAAATACTGGCTCATCCAGCGGTCCAGCCGCGGCTGGCCGTCCCAGCGCAGGCTGTCCAGATAGTCCAGCACGGGGTCGAACCGGCGGGACAGGCACAGCGCCTCGCAGGCGTCCTGCACATTGGCCTTGTTGGGGTCGAATCCGAACCGGTAGCGGATGATATCCCGAACCATGGTGGCAACATGGTCGCTCAACTCGCTGGAATTCCACTTGTTTATCAGTTCGCCCGCCACCAGCATGCGGTTGTGGAACAGGTCGTAGCGGCATTCCAGCCCCAGCGCGGCGATCGCCACCTTGGCGTTCAACATGGTCGACTTGATTTTGCCTTCCTCGGTCATGTCGGGGAAAAAGATCGGTTTAAGGCCGCCGAAGGCCGCCGGCAGGGCCGCCGGGCCGGCGTGGTGTCCATTGAGGCCGACTGGTTTCTCGCCCACCGGTGGGCTCGCCAGCGCGGCGGCGCCCAAGTTCTGCGGCATCGGCGCCCCGCCGTTCCAGCCGTGCTGCTGGGCGAGGTGGTAGACGGTCCCCACGGTCACCCCGGTCCGGCGGAACGACTTCCATTTGAATTCGAGGCCGGCCTGGTTGTAATGCTCGGATCGCTGGCACCACTCGTCCCAGATATCGAACGAAATTGAGGTTCCGTCTGAACGCTCCCAATCCAGTTCCTTCAGCGCCATGCCGACCCGGAGGAAGTCTTCGTAGCCGCAGGCTTTGACATCGATGGCGGATAAGGCCGACTTGAGCCGCATTTCCTCGGGAATCGACCAGACGGCTTTAAGAGACTCGTTTAACTGTTGGGAGATATCCCGTTGCGATCCTTGAAGATACGCTGGCATAGCACCAAGATGGTCAAAACTCTGCCTCCCGGCAGTTTTATTTGTAATCTCATAGCCTTGGCTCCATTGCCTCAACCATTCCGGAAGTAATGCTACGGGTTTTTTGTGCAACCATTTGTATTCATTGCCTGATATGTGACTGGAAGGCGCCACGACACAATAGCCACCTTCCCCTCGGACGTGTACATGGCCCCGGGCCGAAGACCGTACTTCAGGCGAATCAGGGCGTGTTGCATATACAAGGTGATAACCGCGTCCTGTCTGTGCGATAAGCGTCTCAGGGGGTGGACCGTTCGCCGCCACCAGCGCCTTGAATTCATTGCTGCCCTCCTGTCCGTCGATGTCGAGCACCACCAAACCCGAGCCGGTGGCCAGTGCAATATTGGCGTCCGGCCAGCGGCCCCACCACCGCTTTATTTGCGCGGGGTCGTCGGTGGCGTCCTTGAACCCGCCGCGCGTCCGCGGGTGTTTCCCTGGCGACCCGCAGTCCTTCTTGCCGCAGTTGCATCGGCCATCCACAATCGAGTGGCACGGGAAAATGCGCCAGCGCATGCGGGAGTATGCGAGAGCCGCTTCGAGCTTTACATTCACTCCCTTACCCCTTGACCATCATCCGTGCGGGATGCTAAAAAGGGGGAGCGGTCGTTGATCCCCCTTGGCGCCGCTCGGTGGTTAAAGGCCCGTCAGCGTCCCCGCGGCGGGCCTTTTTCTGTGCGGAGTTCGAACTTGCGCCTGACACCGTTGTTTCGTCAAGCGAAATCTAACACGCAATAAAGTTGCGCATTTTTCCGCTTGCACCTCGTAGTTTTTCCTGTACATTGTACCCGCGTTCGCGTCAAACACGCTTCGGCGAGGCTTGCCTAAGGGGAAATCGTGCAGCCACATTTCAGTGATTCTGAGCGCCCGGCGCTGCTCGACATGCAAAAACTGCGTATGGATCAGGCGTGGAGGAAGGGCGCGATCGGCGATGCGACGTACATCCGCAGCCTGACCTTTTACGGTTATCTGCCGAAGAAAGCGACCACCGAGTTAAACCTGCTGAAGATGGAACGCCAGTGAGCTACCGCACGCATCCGGATTGCATGGTACCTGCAAGCGAATTCCGCTGCGAGGCCATGGCAAAGCCAACCGACACGTATCAGGATTGGCGGCGCGATGCGCACCGCTGTGTGCGTCGAGCAACACAGGGGCGGGCCGGCAGAAGTGTGTGCGCACTGCACAGTCGTGTCGACGTAGTAACTTATTGGAACGGCGAGCCGGACACGTTCCCGAAGAAGACCGGCCGACGTCGTTGGAGCATGCCGGGCAGAACGCAGGAAGTTGAATTGTGAAACCCCACGAAAAAGCAAAGGCCTGGCGCGAACGCCGCGACCTCACCCGCGAGCAGTTGTCGGATCTCACGGGGTACTCGGTAATTGCGATTCGAAAACTGGAATCCGGTTTCCGGCGCCGGGCGGCCGGCGAGAAGCACTCGGAGTGGGTGTGGCATCGCTACCAGATGGCCTGTGCCGGCGTCGAGGCTCAGTTGAAGGCGGGGAGGAAATTCGAGTGGTGATGATCACCTGCCCCTGCTGCATGGGCAAAGGCGAGATCGAGGAACGCGCGCCGGTTCCTTTGTCGCCGATTCAGTTCCGGATTTACGATATCGTCAGGCGTTCAAAGTACGGAATTCCCGGCACCGCACTGGTCGACAGGGTTTACGCCCACAGATCGGACGGCGGACCCATCAACGCCTACAACTCGGTGCAGGTGCAAATCAAACGGGCGAACGAGCGGCTGGCAAAGGCGGGTATCAGGATCACATCGGAAACCCACGGTGAAGGCGGCGGCTATAGATTGGAGCGCTTCGATGTCTGACCTCTCCCAAGACGAACTGACTGTCCTCCTGATCGCCTCCAAGGGCGAGCCGATGATGCCGATCGGCCGCTGGCGGGAGCCGACAGTCAACCTGATCGCCCGCGGCTACATGAAGCCACGCCCGCACCCCGGCGACCCCACCGGCCATTTCAACAACTACATCACGCCCGAAGGCATGGCGGTGGCGCAGCAGAACGACGGCGATGTTGTCCGCGACGCCGGGATGACGGCGACAGCAATTTCGCACGAGCAGCGCAAGATCCGGGCCAATGCCGAGCAGATCGCGGTGCAGCTGGTCGACCTCGCCACGGCATCGAACAAGGTGACGGGCGACGATCCGAAAGTGGCGCTGGAGAAGTGGACACTGCTGATCGCCAAGAGAGCACTGGAGTTGCTGTGATGACATTAGGAGAAGTAATGGAACGTGAAAAAGCAATGCGCCGGGTCACTTCTGACGAATTGCTAAGCGCCGCAAAAACGATCGGATTAAAATTATCCGAAAATGCTGCACGGCGCTTGGCTGAAGCCGTGACAAATAAAAGGCTGGCCGATTGGACGATAGCACAAGACACTGTATAATGGACCAGGACCAGCAATTTTTCACCGATCACCCGGACCGCAGGGCGCGCATCCGCCTGCCCGGCCGGGAGCCGTTCAGGGACCAGCAGCGTTCCGTTCGGTACCTGAGCGAGTGCGAGCTGGAATTCCGATCGCTTGGCTCCCACGACGAAAAGCGCCGGCGAATCATCGTCTACAAGACACCTGCCGACCACCCGACCCACGCCAATCACCTGCTCAAGATCCCGTTCCTGATGTTCGCCGACGAGGCGATCGCCGATGACGACAAGACGCTGCTGACGATTATCCACGAGATGATGATTGAGCGGGCAGTGCAATGAGGCCGGTTGTCATCGACTTCGAGACTCATTTTGGCGACGATTACACACTGTCTAAGCTCAGCACTGAGTCATATATTCGCGACCCTCGTTTCGAGGCCCACGGCGCCGCGATCAAGTGGGACAAGAACACGTCGGCGCAGTGGTACGATCAGCGCGAACTCGCGTACATCCTGAAGGAGGAAGACTGGTCCGATGTGTTCCTTATCCATCACCACGCTCAATTTGACGGGTTCATCCTCAAACATCACTACAATGTCTCTCCAGCGATGTTCGGATGCACGCTGTCAATGGCACGCTTGCTCCTTGGAAATCATCTCTCAGTCAGTCTTGATTCTGTTAGAAAGCATTTCGGAATCGCGGCTAAAGTCACGCCCTACCACCTTTTCCGCGGAAAACACTGGTCCGAGATCGACGCCAATTCCCGCCGACTGATCGGCGAAGGCGCGGTCGACGAGGTCGAGTCGATCTGGAAAATCTTCGGCCTCCTGATGCAGGCCGACTTTCCCCCCGCCGAACTGGACGTCGTCGACAGCGTCATCCGGATGTTCACCGATCCCGTGCTCGAACTCGACACCGCCATGCTGGCTGACCTGTGGGAGTCGGAGAACACGCGGAAGGCCGAAGGCAATGCGCTGCTGGGTGTCGACGGTAGCGAGTTGCGTTCCGCCGAGTTGTTCTGCGGCTTGCTGGAAGCCGAAGGCATCGAGATCGAATACAAGGACGGCAAAAATGCACCGATCCCCGCCATCGCCAAGAACGACCCGTTCATGCGGGATTACCTGCGTGAGCACGACAACCCGCGCGTTCGTGCGCTGGCGGAAGCACGCCTCGCGGAAAAATCCACTCTCTTGCAGACGCGCGCCGAGACCCTGGGCTGGGTGGCGTCACGCGGACCTGCACCTGTTTATCTATTTTACTCTGGAGCTGGAACGCTACGACCGTCGGGGGGAGACGGATGCAACTGGCTCAATTTCAAACGTGGTTCCCCTATCCGTCGCGCGGTCAAGGCACCGACTGGATTTTACCTGGCCCCGGTAGACGCCAGTCAGATAGAATGCCGTGTGCTGCACTATCTCGCCGGCGGTCCCGATGAGCCCGTGGTGCAAAAATTCAGGAACAACGAGGATCCGTACACCGACCTGGCGTCGCACTTCTACAAGGAGGAAGTCTACAAGCCGAAGCCGGATGATCCGCGGTACGCCGAGATGACCGCCAAACGGGGCCTAGGCAAGCAGGGGAGACTCATGTGCGGTTACGGTTCATCCGGCAAGATGTTCAAGGCAACCGCCGCATCCGGGCAGTACGGCCCTCGCGTCGACATGTCGATCGAAGTTGCCAACCAGTGGGTGGAAACTTATCGCGCCACCAACCCGTCGATCTGCGCCCGCAACACCGGCTACTGGGCGCAATGCGAACGCCTGCTGGCCCGCTTGGGTGGCGGCCCGCCGATGGAATTTGGCCCCATGCATGTCGAGAATGGGCGGATTTACATTCAGGGCTGCCCGATGATCTACAACACCATCGAGTATCACACGCCGCAGCCCGACGACGAAGACGGCAAGAAAGGCTGGCGCGTCAAGAAGCGCGACGGCTGGCGGTTCATCTGGGGTTCGAAGCTGACGCAGAATATCTGCGAAGGTGTCAGCCGGATGATCGTCAGTCAGGCGATGACCCGGATCAAGAAAAAATACGGCATCCGCACCTTGAACTGGCCTTACGATGAGCTATTGTTGCTGATCCCTCGTAATGGCCGCGAGGAAGAAATGCTTCAACTGTGCATTGCCGAGATGATCGTCGAACCTTCATGGCTGCCCGGATTACCTCTTGCTGCGGAAGGAGCGTTGTCAGATCGCTATGAGAAATAGCCTCATCGTCCGCCACTCCTTCGCCAACCCGTGGTGGTGGAGTTACCACTTGTTCGCACTTCCTGCGTACCACTCTGGCAATGGAGTTCGCTACTGATGTGGACCCTCGTAGACGACGTCAACGACACCATCCATGTTCGCGCCTCGCTCAACGTCAACACGCAGCAGGACGAGATTCGAAACCTGATCGCCGCGCTCGAAAAGCGTTTAACCAAGGAGAATCCCCATGGACTTGCCGCAGTTCGATCAGCCACAGCAGCCGGAAACCTCGGCACCCTCCCGAAGACCTCGGCGTAAACGCACTAAGATCCCGCCCACGCGAACCATTATCAAGGCAACCCCGAAGAAACGCCGCCGCAAAAAGCGCAAGGCCACACCGGTCAAGGCCGAACACGCCGGTGGCCGGTTCACGCCCGAGGCCTACCGCCTGATCGGCGAGTTGATGGGGCTCAGCCCCGCCTCCCGCGCGCTGGTTCTCGGCATCGTGCATGGGCTGACCAAATGAACAACTTCGCCGAAGAACTCAAGGAATTGATCGACAAGTGGCGGGACCATCCCGGCGTGGTGCTGGCGGACATTGTTGACGATCTCGAATCGGCGGTTGAAAAACTGGTCGAGGAAGTCAATGCCTGAACGCAAAATCGAGATCACCCACCAGTTTCCTCCCGAGGAACCGATCGTAGCGATGGTTAACTTTCGAGATCGAATCTTGCTTGCGACTTCCTTACGAGTTTACGAATATGTCGATGGAAAAATAAAGCCATTGGAGATCGAGATTGTCCGCGATAGTTGACATCGACATCCCCGACTATTTGCGCCGAACCAAGGATAACCGGATGCCCGAACCCGTCTTCAAGCCGCTTGTTTACAGCTTCACTTTGCTGAAGACGGCCGATACCTGCCTGCATCGCTGTTACCGGCAATACGTCAAGCGCGACATCCCTTATGTCGAGACCCCGGAGATGAAGTGGGGCAACGAGGTCCATGCCGCCATGGAGCACCGGATGGGCGGCAAGCCGCTGCCGCTCAACATGCAGCAGTGGGAGCCGATCGCCGCGGCCTTCGCCGAACGCAAACCCCGCGCCGAGATGAAGATGGGGATCACCCGCGAAGCCAAGCCGACCGAGTTTTTCGGCAAGGATGTTTTCCTTCGCGGCAAGGTCGACGTCACGATAATGCACGGCGCCGCCGCGTTTTTGCCGGACTGGAAGACGGGATCGAGCAAGTACGAGGATCCGTTCGAACTGGAAATCCAGGCGCTGCTGGTGAAGGCGGCCAACCCGCAGCTGACCAGGATACTCGGTCAGTACGCATGGCTGAAGGAAAACCGGATGGGGCAGCTTTACGACCTGTCCGAATGCAACTCGACGTGGGCCAAGGTCAATAACAAGGTCGAGGTGATCGAGGACGCCATGGCGGCCGGCGAGTGGCCGAAGACCAAGGGACCGTTGTGCGGTTATTGTGGCGTAAAGGATTGCGAAAACTGGTTTGATGCAAAGGCAAAATGATGCGTAGCCCCGAATGGCATGAAAAACAGGCGATCAAGCAGTTTCTTGATTCGCTCGGCCCCGAGCGCTGCTGGTACTTCATGCCGTTGATGGCGGGATACGGCAAGTCCGGTGTGCCCGACATCATGGGCAGCCTGCTAGGCGCGTGCTTCGGAATCGAGGTGAAGCGACCGGGCAAGAAACCGACGCCAATCCAGACGCGGCGGATGAGCGAGATCGCACGAACCAACGGACTGGCCGTCGCCGGCACCGCCGAGGTCGTGATCGAGGAACTGCGCGGTTGGCTGGCGGTGCGAGGGGTTGTGGTGTGACCGCACGAACACCGGACCAAAAAGAACGTGCAGCGCGGCGTTCAAGAGCGCACTACTACGCGCACAAAGGAACGCGCTATAGAATAACACAACAACGATTGAAAGAATTTATACACTACAATCCAAAAACGGGCGTTTTGAAATGGATAAAACAAAAAGGTTCTCGCAAGCCGGGAGATATTGCAACTACTATAAATCGCAGTAACGGGTACATTCAGTTGCGATTTGACGGCTGTGTGTACGTAGCACAACGCATCATTTATTTTTATATGACGGGCGAATGGCCTCCATTTCACATGGATCATAGATACGGAAATGGAGCCGATAACCGCTGGAAATTTTTGCGACCAGCAACACGAGCGCAAAACCTAGGAAACACAAAAAAATACAAAAATAACACTTCTGGGTTTAAAGGTGTCAGTCGAAATCTAAATTCTAAGAACAAGCCGTGGAAAGCGGAAATACAATTCGACGGCGTAAGACACGCATTGGGGTATTTTAAAACGTCTGCGGCGGCCGGAAAATCTTATCGAAAGAAAGCTAAAGAGTTACGCGGCGAGTTCGCATGACTTTTTGGGTGGATGAAAAACGATCACTGGTGATCTACCCCGGCCAGCCCGGCGCCCTCGCGCAATACATCCCCAAACTCGCAGTCCTGTCCCCCGCTTTTTTCGCCGTCCCCCGAACCCTGCCTTCCCTGCAGGTGATGGCGTGGTACAACTACCCGGTCCCGTTCGTGATGACGGATGAAACCTACGACTTCCCCATCGAACCCGGGAAGACTCCTCTAGCTCACCAAAAAATGTACGCCAACTTCACCGTCCTGCACAACCGGATGTTCAACCTCGGGGATCCCGGGACGATGAAGACGCTCAGTACACTCTGGGCGATGGATTATCTGATGATGCAGGCCCGCGAGCGGTTCCGCTGCCTGATCGTGGCCCCGCTGACCATCCTCGAAACCACATGGGCCTCGGCCATTTTCAGGAACTTCCTCGGCCGCCGTACGTTCGAAATCCTCACCGGCACGCCCGAGCGCCGGCTGAAAAAACTCGAATCCGACGTCGATGTGTTTATCGTCAATCATGACGGTATCAAGGTCGGCGCCCATATCCGTCACAAGGTCGATCCGAGGGCGCCAAAACAGAAGCGGATCGAACTCGACGGCTTCTCGGCCGCGCTCGCCGCCCGCACCGACATCAAAATGGTGGTGGTAGACGAGGCCCACGGCTTTGGTGACCCTCGCTCGGCCCGCTCGGCGGTAGCCGACATGATATTCGGTGTCGGCAAGCGGCCGATGCTGAAGCAGCTCACCGGCACGCCCAACGCCACCGCGCCCACGGACGCTTATGGCATGGCGAAGCTGTCCAACAATGCGTTCGGAAAGTCGTTCACCCGCTTCCGCATGGAGACGATGCTGAAGGTGACCGAGTTCAAGTGGGTGCCCCAGAAGGACGGCTACGACAAGGCCCGCCGCCTGCTGACGCCCGCGATCCGGTTCGGCCTGGACGAGATTTGGGACGGCCCGCCGATGACGGTGCAGCGCCGCAAGGTCGATCTGACCGAGGATCAGAAGAAGGAGATGAAGCGGCTCAAGAACGAGTTGCAGGTTATCGCCGCGTCCGGCCATGCCATCAGCGCCGCCAACGAATCGGCGGCCCGCCAGAAACTGATCCAGTTATCGCTGGGCGCGGTGTACGACGGCGAGCACGTCGCACACCTGATCGACGCCTTGCCGCGGTACCGTGAGCTGGAGGAAATCGTCGAGGCGACATCCCGCAAGGTGGTGGTGTTCGTGCCGATCACCAGCGTGGTGCATCTGGTGGTCAAGTACCTGCGCGAGACGTGGAAGAAAAAGCAGTTGCCGTGGAAATGCGACTTCATCAACGGTGAGGTTAAGGCCGGCAAGGAGCGTGACGCCGTGATCAAGGCGTTCGTCAGCGATCCCGACTTCAAGCTGGTGGTGGCCGACCCCCAGACCGCCACCGAGGGGATCAACGAATTCGTGATCGCGGATACCGTGGTCTGGTTCGGCGCTACCGACCGCGCCAAGGCATGGATTCAGGGCAACGCCCGTGTCCGCCGGCCCGGCCAGAAATACCCGTCGAACTGCTTCCAGCTGGTGTCCAACAAGCTGGAGGAAGAAATATTCGACCGGCTGGAGAACAACACGTCGATGCAGGGACTGATGCTGCAGGCGATTCGCGACGGCACTTTTTAGGTTGACAACGATAAAACATGCTCGTAGAAATTACGAACTCAGGGAGGGTAAGTCATGAAGTAGCGCAGAGCACTGATCCCGCATATTGAGTAATGACCAAATTCCTGAATATATGGAACGTAACGAACGCAGGAGCCGTCCATGAAATCAGCCGGGGGAAAGCCCCGGCATCATGGTCTTAGAAGGAACCTAAATGCCCCCCCGCCGCACACCCGCTCCGAAGATCATACCTGAAGTCGTGCCCGCCGTCGGCCACAACAGCCAGGTGACCGACAACGATCTGATCGCCGAGAACCACAAGCTCGAGGACTTGATCAAGGCCGCGACCCTCAAGTTCAACGAGTGGGCCAAGCCACACAAGGACCGCATCGCGGAAATCGAGAACGAGATTCAGCGCCGGCTGCTCGAGCGCGGGGCCGACTCAACCAAGACCGACGCCGGCACCGCCTACATTTCCAATATCATGAACCAGAAGATCGAGAGCGTGGAGACGCTGTTCGACTTCGTGGCCGATCACTGGGCCGAGGTCGGCTCCGAGGTGAAGATCAGCGTCCCCGTCGGCGTGGTCCGCTCGCATATGGAGCAGAACGAAGGCCGCCCGCCGCCGGGCATCTCGATCTCGTATTTTTCCCGACTGAACATCAAACGGAGCTAAAATGACTCAGAACCTGCCTGCCTACCTCCAGCAATACGAAGCCCCCGACGTTGGCGCTGCCCTGTCAGCCAATCTCGGCTCGGCCATGCCTCCGCACGTCTCGATCGGCGGTGGCCGGTTCACCCTGATCGACGCGGGCAACAACGAGATCCCGGTTCCGACCTTCGACCCCCAGATCGGCGTTTACCTCGACGCCTGTATCGTCGATGTCAACAGCGTGATGAGTCGCATCTACTTCTCCGGTGCCTACGATGCCGACGCCGAGGGCGTCCGTCCCGACTGCTGGTCCGACAACGGCATCGGCCCGTCGATCAGTGCGAACTCCCCGCAGGCCAACTCCTGCCAGCCGGATCCGACCGGCCAGCACGGCTGCAAATGGGCGGTGTGGGGATCGAAGATCAACGCCAACGGCAAGAAGGTTCCGGCCTGTTCGCAGAAGCAGAAGGTAGCACTGCTGATCCCCGGCTTCCCGACTCTGTTCCTGCTGGCGATTCCGCCCAATTCCCACGGGCCGCTGCGGGAGTACGTCGAGAAGTGCAAGGGCAACAGCACCAACATGGCCAATTTGGTCACACGTATCTCGTTCGTCCCGGGCGTGCAGGGCACCCTCCAGTTCCAGCCGGTGAGCTATATCAGCGAGGACATCGCCAAGCTGCGGCAGGCGGCTTATGCCGAGAAGAAGACCGACGCCCTGGTTGGCCGGAACGACGCGCCGAGGACGGCGGGGATGCTTTCAGCGCCTGTTCAGCAGGCTCCCGTTCAGCAGCTTGCGCCGAATTCGACCGGTCAGGCCCCCCTGCTTACCGCGCAGCCCGGCAGCACCATGCAGGTGCAACAGCCCACCCCTTTCGTTCCTCCGGTGACGGCCCCTGTCCAGACTGTGCAGCCCGCGTGGCCAACGGACACTGGTGCGGGGTCTGCGACCCCACAGGTATCTTCGTCTGACCCCGCCCCTACCCGCCGGCGCCGGCGCACCGCGGCCGAGATGGCAGCTGCGCAGCCCGCAACGGGCCAGCCAGCGCCTGCCGCCCCGCAGGCCCCGTTCCCGCATCCGAGGCAGCAAACAACTCCCCAAGGGCAATTCCAGCCTTCCGTGGCCCCCGGAGCCCTGCCCGGCCAGCTCGACGCATTCGGCATGGGTCAGGGGCAGCCGGCCGGCGCGGATCCGGCGATCGCCGCTGTGCTCGACAGCTTCTTCAAGGGCTGAGCCATGACCCTGCAGAAGCGGCTGAAGCGGATCATGCGGCGGCGGGACATGAGGGTGGCCGACCTCGCCCGCGCCCTGGGCGCCCCCTACACCACGGTCCGGGAGTGGGTGCTGCACGGCCGGAAGCCGGACAAGGCAATCGAGAAGCGGGTGGCGATGCTGGAGCGGCAGGCATAATGCCTGCTTGCGCTGCCGGCGAGGCGGGAGGCGGATAGGATGAAACTGATTTTTCAAATCGCTGGCGGCGTCTTGCTTGCAAGCGCAGTGCTTTATTTCGGTGCGATTGCTTTGCAGAGTTTTCAGGACTTGGAACGAACGGCCTATGCCGTAAGCCATCCAGCCTTTTAAGGATCGCCCATGAATTTCTCTAAATCCCTTTACGACTGGGCCATAGCTATAACCTGCGCGGTCATCGTTAGCTCAATAGCTATAAATGCATCTGCGCACGATTGGTATCCATCAGCTTGTTGCGGAGGCAAAGACTGCCATCCAATTCCATGCGAGGAAGTAAAATTCGAAGGCGATGAAATCGTGTGGCAAAAGTTTAGAGGAAAAAAGGGCTGGGTGGCGCCGTCATTGGACGATCGCTGCCACATCTGCATCATTCATGATTCTAGCCTCGAAAATTTACACATTCCCGGCTGTTGGTTTATGCCTCGCGAAAAAACACCGGACAGTACATCATGACAGGCACGAAGAAGATGTTGGAACTGGCGGACGAATTAGAAACTCTCATTCGGGAGTACAGCATCTACAATTCGGATTGGCCATTCCGTCGAGGCGTGATGCTTGACGTGCTCGGTAAGCTCCGCACCGCCTCCAATCAGTTGACGCGAACGCTTGATCTGAATTCCGTCCGATTAAATTTGGCGATCACGCTCTTGCCGGAACATGAAGAAGCGTATGAGCGGGCAATTGCAGGCATTGAATCTCTGCCGGCTGCCGCCCCTGCCCTGACGGCGGGGACGGGAGTGAGGGAGGCGCTGGAGAACTTCGTTAATCAGTTTTCTGTTCAAACGCCGGTCACCGGACTGTGTGAAGGAAAATTGTGCGGCGTGTTTGGGAAGCCTCCTGCGGAATATTTCTTTCTGGTCGCGGGAAATTCTTATGACGAGATGGTTCTAAATCATCTCGCGGGCGCATTGAATTTAGCGAGGTCGGCCCTCGCCGCCCTCCCGCCAGCACAACCGTCCTCCGATAAGAGCGCAGCGCAAATCTCCGAGTTGGATGACGCGAGCAATGCCTGCCTTGAACTCGCAGCCGAACACGGTTTGGCTACAGGCCACGGCGACACGGTTGGCGACATGATCCGCGAATTTTCGGGGCAGCTACGCGGTCGCGCCGCTAAAACGCTGGACCGCCCTGACGGCGGCAAGCCTAAGTCCTCGGATTGACGATCGTATACCGGGAAATATCGACCTCGTGGATGCGGGTGGCGTGGCCGCCGCTGTTGGCGTCGTAGACCAGCCACACGCTGCCGTGCCGATGCTCGATCAAGGCGATGACGTGATGCCGGCGGACGCCGGCCGTGTCAGGAGCCGGCGCTACACGGGGGAACCGAAACCAGTTGGCGGCCAGCCACAACGCGCGAACCGGTGCCCCCAGCAGGCGGACCGCAGCGCCGCAACCGCAAAACGCCCGCGACGGACACCCCGCCGGGTGTGCTACGATCTGCGAAGCAACGCGCGTGGCCCCGGCCTGCTGGGTGTGAGGCCGGGGTCGTGCGTTATAAAGGCCCTGTCGTAATCGGGTGGAATGATGCATCGCCTCCTTCCGGTGTTTGAGCGGAGCGACCCCGCCGAACCCCATCTGCCGGGCCACGTACTTGCCGCGCGCCACGCGCTGGGTCTCCCTGACCGCTGCGACCGTCGCCGGGATCTCGCAGGGCATCGTGATGTTGCACATCGGATGCAGGCCGGAAGCAGCATGATGTCGGGACTTGGCTTCGGCCGAGGAAACAAGGCCGAGCAGGATCAGTGCGGAAACCAGATACTTCATGTGATGCTCCTGAAGTAGTTACGAACGGGGTAGTTTTCTGAAGGTTATCTCGACCGTGTCGTCCTGCTCGAAATTTACACGAGACTTCAGCAGATTGCAAAGCAGGTGTTCGTCCTGGGAGTTGGGTGCGGATTCGACGGTCAGCAGAACCTTGACGATGCCGTTATGCGCGACAATCGCTGAGCATTTGGCTGCAAACGGCATGTCATTTGCTCGTCGTTATCGGAACCATGATTCGCTGGCGCAAACTTTCGAGTTCCGAACGCAGCGTCTTCACTTCCTCGATGATCGTCGGTGCGGATCGCCGGTCCTGTTCCTCGTTGCGGCGTTCGATTCGATCCATCCGCGCTTCAAGCGATGCCACAATCGCCACAGCAGAGGTGCGTCGTAGCTGCTCCCCTTCAATATGATCGATCCGTCCGATGTTTTTTGCAATGTCGCTTCTGATCCACAGGAATTCGGTCGCGACGGTTTTCTTGTACTCGTCGTTGGTCTGGATCGAAGTGTACAGTTTGGCGAGTTGGTCGCTGTCCTTTTCCCGCCCGATCTCCAGCTTCTCGATCCGCGCCGTCTGCGGAATAATGACAACCGAGTAGAGACTTCCCATGGTGACGATGATGGCGCTTAGTGCGCCGATCATGGTGCGTATCCAGTCTCCGTTGCTGGAACTGGTTGGCATTACTTACCGCGCCTTGGCTTGTGTCAGAAGGGTCTTCATGTCGATTTTCAGATCGCCGATGCCTTCCTTGACGCCTTTCAGGCTTTCCTCGACGCGGGTCAGCCGCTCGCCTTGCGGGGCGATCAGCGCCACGGTTTTTTCAACGACGTCGACCCGGGTATTGAACTGGGAGGCGTACCAGACGAAGCCGCCGAACTGGGCGATCCCGATGAACACACTGCCGACCAGCCAGACGACCGGTATCCCCCGGTTGACGTGCCAGTGGCTTTCTGATTCAGCATTCCCATTGTCGCTGAATTCGTTCATGCGGCGTCTCGGATTTCGTGCCATTCTCACCTACCCCGGCGGGAAATCAACGATTCTACGCAGGCGCCGTTCCATCGCTATCGGTCTGTGAGGCGATCGCGTCGAACGCGGCATCGACCTGCTTGTCCAGCACCTGCAGGGTGGCCAGCTGGTCGGCATTGGCCGCCGGCGAGGCGCTGAGTGCCGCGATGATGTTCTTGACCGGCTGGTACAGCGAGGCGATCTCGTTGACGATGAACGGCAGGAACTGGGTGAGTGCGTTGAGGATCGAGTCGACCAGCACGACGTTCGCACCCGTGCCCAATAGCGGCAGAAGCTGCTCGATCAGCGAGAGCAGGGCGGTGATTGCTATGGTCATTGGGCGGCTCCTGCGGGGATCTGGGACTTGAGGGCGGTGACCGTCGCCACCAGGGCGTTGTAGAGGGCGGCGGGACCAGCGGTGTTCGAGACGATGTACGGCTCGAGCTGGTTGCGGGTGACGCGGCCGGCGCGCACCGCGGAAACCACGGCCTGCCGAGTTTTCAGGGCACAGACCGACTGGGCCGGGTTGGCCTTGCAAAACAGCAGGTACTGGGTGGCGCTGGCCTCGCCGGCATCGAAGGCATTGGCGGCCACGAGTATCTGGGTTGGCGACACCGAGACCCCGGTGACGACCGACCACGCGGTTTGCAGGGAGGCGCAGGCGCCGAGCGACAGCGCGAGCGGGATAATCAGCAGGAGCTTTTTCATTTGGTGACCTCGTTGGCGGCGGTGACGATGGATGTTTTCGCTTCGGCGGGGATCGGGGTATTGGGGTCTTTGACCGCAGCGACCACGGCGGCGGCCTGGCTGGTGACCTTGGCGCTGCGGCTGGCGAGCTGGGCCATGACCACGCCGATGACCGGGAACGCCACGATCAGGATTTGCCATAGCGACGTCGCGCCATGGACGACCTGGCTGAGCCCGTCGAATATCTGGTTGAAGGCGTCTTTCAGCCCCTGCTGCTGGGAGGCCGACATCAGGCCGATACCACCGACGAAACCGACGACGATGCTGACGTAATTGCGCCCGGAGGCGAGCAGCCTTCCAACAGTCTCGGTGGATAACGCCATCTGACATATCTCCTAGGTTGTCGGAACCTGCCACAATTACGAGGGAGCGTCTAGCCTGTGCTGCCGGGTGTATCGGACGCGGCGGCGTCGAAGGCGGTATCCACGTCGGTTTGTGCGGGCTTTGTCGGTGTGTTGGGAAGGGGTGTGTGCGGCGGGGACGCAGGCGGTGGGCTGGAAACCACGGGTGGGGCGACCGAGGAAGGCGTCGCAACGGGGGAAGGCACTGCAACTGGTGAGACGCCAGCAGGCAGCGCCATCAAGGCGGCCACGTCGCGCCTGAAGGCCACCATGTCGAAATTCGGATCGTCCTTGCGGCCGTGCGGCAGGGCGTACTCCTTGTGCCCGGCGCACATGATTGGCAGCGCCCCGATGTGCCGAAGGATGGCCGCGCAGCCCCGCTTGTAGGCATCCATCTGCACCGCCGGCCACGGCTCGAGCGGGTTGCCTTGCCGGTCACTGGTGCCGATGTTCTCGGCCTCGATTCCGATCAGATGTGCGTTGCCGTCGGTGATGCCCTGCCAGTTGCCGCCGCCGGCGTGCCAGCCCTTGCCGGCCGCGATCATCCAGTACTGCCCGGAACGGCCAAGGCCAAGATTGCAGAGCGGACCGCCCAGATCGGGGCGGCCGTCAATGAGCACGTTGAGATCGGGCAGATCGCCATGTAGCGGCCCGCAGGTGTGATGACACAACACGCCAAGCACCTTGCCCTCGTCACCATGGCCGCGGTTCTGCCAGCCCGGCACTTCGTTCACGATGAGCCCGGCGGCTCGCAGGATGCCGGGAAGCCACAAGAGAGAAAAAGTCATTTCATTTACCCCTTATATTTCACTTGCAGGAAAGTGTTTCTTGCCCCGGTGAACAACGTGACCGTGCCGCCGGCAGAGCCGTTCCCGGCGCGTTCGATGCAAGTCAGCGTGTGAGTGCCGAAGTACGGAGGAAGCACCACGTTCGATGGGATCGGAAGCCCGTGAACAATGTTGAGCACATCGAAATTAGTGCTGGCGTCGGTCCCTGATAAGGCCGTGATGGTGTCCACTCCGATGCCTACTTCATAAGCCGCGGAAGCATTGGGCGTAATAGAATTCAGCGCCACCGCCCGCTGTACCTGTGCCGTAATCGACTGCTGCGCCAGGCCGAGGAACGGCACGACGCTGAATGTCGAGTTCTCGCACGGACTGAACAGTTGGTTGGTAAGCACGTAAGACGTGTTGGTGTCTGCGACCAAACCGGCTTGTAGCGTGATGTCGGTTTGTCGGTAGGCATTCCAGATGTTGAACACCCGGCTCGGACCGTAGGAGAAATAAGCCGACACTTGCCCGGCAGAGGCAGCATCGGTCTGGAATGAGCCCAGATAAGTGCCCTGGTATTGTCCAGTGGTAATCGTTGTGCTCGATGACACACGTGCTGTCATCGACGCATCGTTGACCAGGATGCCGCCGAAATGCGTCAGGCGGCGCGTGGAAGGCGCAGCCGTGGTGTTGTACTGGATTTGCGCGACCCACACATTATACGGACCGCCCCCTTTGAAGTTGCTATCGATGCATGTCCGCCAGTATTGGAACGGAAGCTGGGTGCCGACGGGGATCGGGAGTGTGTAACCAGCACCTATCGAGAGATCGTCAACCCAGTTAACCGACATCAGATAAAAATTAGTGCCGTCCGAAGATGCGTAGGTGCGGACGTCCGTCGTGCTGGCGCTACCGACTAGCTGTTTATCGGTCGGCGCCGTTATCACCACCTGCGAAACCGTCTGCGGCGACCCGAAATTCTGTCCCAGGCAGTTGGCGGTTCCGGCATTACCCGGCTGGATATTGGCCGCCGTCGTGCTGCTTTTCACCACGATGCCGTCAAAAGCATTATTGGGATTGGTCCACGCCGTCGGCGTGGTGCCGGTCGTGATCGTTGCGTTGTTGGCGATCTGCGACGTAGTCGGCAGCATGCTCGCGTCCCATGCACGGGTGGCGAGCACCAGCGATCCGCTGTTAATCACGGCGAACACGTCGAAGATGCTGTTGGCGGCCCAGCTGGCGGACCCGCCCAACGCCAGTGACAAACCAACCTGGTCGGTGTTGCCTGACGTGAACTGGTTGAGCGTCCACGCACTACCGCTATAGACCGGAACGAATTGCCCAGTGTCGGGCGCATAATAGATCGTCTGCGCGCCGACGGCATCGGCGGTCATATAAGGCTGCCCGGACACCAGTGTCAGCCGTCCGCCCTGCGAGTTGATGATGGTCGGATCGACCGACAGCGTCCCGGTTGTGGTGATGGCCCCGCCCAGCAATCCGACACCGCCCGTGACCGAGGTAACGCCGGTATTGGCGATGGTGCAGGTGCCGCTGGTGGTGATCGTGCAGGTACCGGTGACCGAGATGCCGGTGCCCGCCGCAATCGTAGCACTAGTCACCGTGCCAGCATTGCCGGCCGAAAATTGCACGAAAGTCAGGGCGTCGGTGCCGACCGTTACCACGGTCGATTGCAGGGTGTATGACGAGTTGATGTTGACCGAGCCGGCAGTGATGAAGGTGTACGAGCCCACCTTCATCTTCGCGGCGGTGTCGAAGTAGGTAGCCCGGGTCAGCACCCACGGCACGCCGCCGCCCGCGGTCGTGACCTGATAGATACCGTTCTGGAAAGTCGATACCTGGTTCTTGACAAGAACGACGTCGTTGAGATTCGCAACGGTGCCGTCCACGGTCAACGTCGTGTTCGAACCGGCAGTCAGCGTCGCGCCGACGCCGGCGGTGCCGTTGGAATAGGTCGGGGTGTTCGGGAGGGCAGCTGCCGTAGCCAGCCTGCTGGGAGCCAGGATGTTGAGGCCGCTGGACGAGGCATCGACGTAGGATTTAGTGGCGACGTCGGAAGCAGCGACCGGCGAGGCCATGCCGGTAATTGCGCCGCCAGTGATCGACACGCTGTTGGAAGCCTGGGTCGCCATCGACAGGAGGCCGAGATTGGTCCGGGCTCCCGCAGCATTGTTGCTGCCCGTGCCGCCAAATCCGACGGCCACAGCGGTGCCGTTCCAAACGCCCGTCGTGACGGTGCCGCTGTTAACTGCCAGCCCGCAGTCCTGCAAGAGGCCAGAGGTATTGACGAAGCACGGCACGTCGCCGGTTGTGAAGGGCGGGTTGCCGAAAATGAACGAGCCGCCGCCAGTCGGGATTGTGACGACGGTGCCGTTGATGACGTACTGGAGGGGTTGCGGGGCCGCGGTGCCATAGTTCTGCACACTGATCGTCGCGGGGCCAGTGGTCGAGGCCGACAGGCAAAGCTGGTTGCGCCCCGCCGCGGTCTGCCGCTGGCTCGACACGCAGAACCCGGCGCCGCCCTCGTTGGTCACGCCGATCGACGAGATCGGGCTGTCGGCGGCCGAGGTGCCGGCGCCGATCACCCCGTTGGTGACCCATACCGGGATCTGGTTGCGGGTAATCGTGCCGGAATACTGGACGTTCTGGGCAAGCGCCGAGGGAGCAAGAAGCAGCGCGATCAGGGCAAGGATTTTTTTCATCGTCACATTCTCAGGTTCACGCTGAAAGTGTTCAGCGAGTCGTTGTCGAAGGTGTTAGCGTTTACACCATCTCCGTTTTCATTGGCGGAAATGACATGCAATCCAATGGCAGTTGAAGTTAAAAAAGCCATGGCTCCTTCAGCTTCCGAATTAGCCGCCATTGAGGTAGTTGTCCAAAATGGCGACGTAAAAGCGGAAGTTGTATCTAGCCCTACGCCGATTTTCATATTTGCGGCGATAGCTGCCACGGGATGGTTATTGACCTGATATGTTGCGGTAAAAGCATCTTCTTGCAGTCCGGTAACACAGGTCACCTGATTGCCCGCACTGGCCCGCGCCTGCCGTATGGTCGCCGTGGTGTAGGTATAGGCAGCTCCACTATCGGTTACGGACGTAAAAACATTCACGCGGTTGTACATATTCCAAACACCGAGCACGGCAGCGGTGCCGCCTGATGCCGAAGCTCCCAGTGTCCAGCTGATCTGCCCGTTAGCACTGGCATAAACCGTCCCGAGGTAAGTGCCTTGATTAGCGCTTACCGGACCGTAGTTAGTGGCTCCGTTGAAGCAGTTGGTAATCGAGTTTTTATTGGTGATGTAAGGCCGGGTTATACGATCCAGCTGCGTGTAGCCGGTGCCGCGTACCGTATTTGAACCGCCGGTATCGGCAGACCAGCCACCACCGCCGCCAACCGCTGCCGACATGGCCAGGCAGATTTTATTCGCACCGCCGGTAACCCACCATACGTCGTACACGTTGTTGTTGACCACTTGCCCCGCACTGGCTGCCGACACCATCGCATCGGTGACCTCGCACGATGCAACGGTGTCGAGCGTGTCGACCGTGCCGTTGAAGTAGGGCACGGTGTTGCCGAGGTAGCAGTCGTATCGCAGGGTGGTTTGCGCGGAGGCCGTCGCCGTCATCACCGGGGTGTTGGCGGTCAGGGTCAGGCGACCTTGCGCGGTGATGACACCGAATCGGATGTCATTACCCTGCGCGCAGGTGCCGCTCGCCGTACCGAAGGCCGAACAGGGCGCAGTGGGTCCGACCGCCTGCCCCTGCTGCGCTTCAGCCGCACCCGCAAAAAGAAGCAGCAGGCCCGTGATCAACCGGATCATTTGAAATCCCCCGCGATAAAGGCGTGGGTCGAAGCGGTCTTGGTAAAGCAGCCGGTGGTGCTGACGCCGATAACGATGCCGGTACCGAAAGGAAGCCCGGTGGGAAATGCCGCGGAAAAGCTCGTGCTGCCCGAAGCCATGGCGTAGCAGCGCGCAGGCGTGACCGCGCCGTCCACGGGAGGCGTCGTGGCGTTGTAGACCATGATCCACCACGCGGCGGCCGACAGCGTGGAATCCGCCGACACGTTGAATGAATACAGGCTGGAAGCCGCGTTGTTGACCACGAGGTTGGCGGCAAGCGCCGAGGCTGCCGTGTTGGCGGTCGTTACCGCCGAGACCGACAATGCGCCGCCCGAACTGACGGCAGCACACCTCCACGGGTTGGTCGGGTCGCATATCCTGATCTCGTTGCGCCCGGTGTCGCCAACCGTCGTCTGGTTAACAGTCAGAAGTGCGGTGCCGGTAGGTCCGGTGCCGGTATTGGCGATCGCCGCATGGGCGACGGGCAGCGTGTTGACGTTCGGTCCGGGAGCGCCGGTGATGGTGAACGCGACGATGTTGTCGATGCCGTCGATCGCCCAGTAAGTGTTGTCGCCGCGGAAATAGATGATGTACTTGTGGACGCCATTATCCTGCGGCTGGGCCACTTTACCGATCAAACCGGACGCGCAGCCCGAGGTCGTCGTGCCCGTGCCCAGCGGCCCGCCATAGGGGTTTGCCGATAGACAAGCGACGGACAAGTCGGCGATGACCGTCTTGGTGCCGGCGGCCAGCGAGCCCGCACTGGCCGACATCACCGCGCGAAGATGCCCGTCGGTGCCGAGTTCAAATCCGACTGCGTCAGCGTAGGGGGCGGCAGCGGTGGGCGCTGCCGGGAATGTAGCAAAACCCCAGAACCTGACGGCATTCAGCAACACCGGAAATTCGAAGTTGTTTTGCTCCTGGAAAAAATTCCACGAGGGATTTTTACCGGGAAACGAGAACTGCGACGATAAAAGCGACCATCCGCCGGCGGTTGTGCCCGAACCGAGTGCGGTAAAACCCACCGCGTTCGAAGCAGCGGTTGCGTTGCCCCCGCCGCCAGTGGTGGGCGATGTCCACTTCGCGGTGGTGTCCAGCGTGCCGGTGCCGAAATCGTCCCAGAACAGCTGTGTGGGTTCCTGCGCCACGCGCGCCGCGGCGCCGGGAGCGGAAACACCCTGCGCGATGCCGTTGAGGGAGACTGACGTCGTCGGTAATGGTGACGAAGTTTGGCAAGGCGTCCACTGGTACGGCGGCGAGGCCGGATTGACGACGCAGTACATATTGACCTGCTGCGCCGACGCCGCCCCGATCCACGGCAGTGCGAGGATAAAACCGAGCGCGAGGCGCTTGATAAATCGCTTCATTTCCGCCTCACGATGTAATTGGCCGCCAGCACGAACAACGCGAAAATCGAGTTGTGGACGATCTGCTGCGGGTTGGGATCCGGGGTCATGCGCCACAGCCACCAGGCACCGACGCAGGTGATCAGGGTGAACAGGTCGGCTGCCGCGGTCAGCGCCCGCTGGCCGAGTGCCTTCAGCCCTATCTGGAGCATGGCGACGGCCACGCCGTTATCGACGGGCGGCTTCGGCTCGGCCTCGGTGCCGCCGACCACTTCGAACCCCGGATTGGTTTGTGCCATCGGTGTACTCCGTCACTTGACCGCGTGGATATTGCTTCGGAAATTATCGAAATTCGGCAGGTCGCCGTCCTCGGGATCGTCCTTGCCCGCATTTTTCTTCAGCAGGGCGTAGTAGGGCATCAGCGCCTTGAAGGCGTCGAGCCGGTCACCGAACGCCTTTTCCGACATATTGGCATCGTGAGCGAGCTGGGCCGCCAGTTTGTCCATCTCGTCGGTAAAATCGGTCACTCAGCACCTTCGGGCAAATTCGGGAAGATACGGTCCTATGCCGGGAATGTGCTTATCCCTTTCGGCGTCATACGCGGGGGCTGCCGAAATAAGTTCGTGGGCGACCAATGCACTCACACCATTTTCCCGCATAACTCTTTCGACTTCGCTTATGCCTTCTGCGGTATAGCCTAGTGCTAACAAAGTTTGTGTTTCGCTTTCAATCATTGTGATGTTCCTGCTCCAGGTTCTTCCATCCAGTCCCCTACGCCTTGTCCCATGGCCGCTCCCATGGCCCCTCCGCGCTGTAGCGCGGCCTTCAGCCCCTCGCGAGCTGCCTCACGCTCCGCGGGGTCGCGGGACTGTAGCCCTTTCCGCAGCCATCTCAAAGTCGACGGGGAGGTCAAAACCCCACGGATCGTGTTGTAAAAAGCGGTCAACCCCGCTCTAGCGGCGAAATTGGCACCGGGGGCGATTTTTATCGGTCCTGCCAGCTTACCCAGTCCCGTTATCTGCCCGAACGGGTGTTCAACCGCCGCCTGCGCCATCATGCCGCCAGCAGTATCCTCGCCGCGCATGGTATGCCCGCTCATCAGCAGCTTCATCTCCTTGGCCAGCATGTGCATGTCATCGAGCGTGACGCCCGGGAACATCAGTTCCTGGATTTCGGGGCTCACCTTCGCCAGTTTTTCTCCCGGTTCCAGCGTCTCGCGCATGAATCGCTCGGTCCACGCCTGTCGCAGCAGCTTGAATTCGGGCGACTGCTCGCCGCCGGCGAACGAGCGGGCGGCAGCCACGATCAGGTCGGGATTTCCGAGTATCTTGTCCACGGCGGCGTGGGCGCCGACGGTAGCGTTGTTGAGGAACGCCAGCGGGTCGGCAGCGGTACGCTCGGCCTGCTGCGCGGCAAATTCCTTCTTGGTTGCCGCTTCCACCTTGCGCATCTCGTTTTGCATGGCCTTCAGCGGGTCGGACGCCGCCTTTGCCTCCGCATCCGCCGCCGCGGCGCGGGCGCGCAGGATGATATCGTTGGCGGTATCGCCCGGACGAGGTTCTATTTCCAGCTTGCCCCGCAGCTTCTCGACATAAGCCGCCTGCTGTTCGAGCCTGGCCGCCCCGGCATCGCCGTGCAGCACGTCGAGCACGCCGTTCTTCTTGCGGTCGAGTATCTGCTTGGCGAACGCGACACCGTCGTATGCCTTGGTGCCGATCTGTTGCGACTGCGCCAGCATCTCCTTGACGTCAGCCGCGCGCATGGCGTCCCACACCTGCGGGCCGACCGTTTTCTTAATGACGTTGGCCGTCTCGGTCTTGCCGTCCCTGATCGCTACCTTCAGCAGCGCCTTGGGATCGGCCTGCACGCCGCCGGTCTCAAGCGCCTTTACCAGCGTCCGCAATTGACGGTCATTCAGCGGACCCATGTTTTCGCGGTAAAAACCATCGGCCAGCTTCAAAAGTCGCGAGGCTTCCTTGATCTCCGGCGCCGCCGAGTCCTCGATAGGATGCAGTACTTCGTTGATCTTGCCATCAAGGAATTTAAGGGTGCCGTTGCGTACGTCCGAGGTCAGGTCATTCCACTTGATGTCCTGCCTGATCTGAGTGCGCAGGTTGTGCAGTTGCACCCACGACGCATCGGCGGGCTCCTTGACCCACTCACCAGTCTTCGGGTCTTTTACGCCCGCCATGTCGCGCAGTTTTTTAACTATCGACGGGTGCAGCGACTCGAAGCCCTCGGGCAACTCGGAAAGCAGTTGCTCGGCGGGACGAGACAAGCCGTTCGAACCCTGTGGTACCAACCCTCCTGACGCGGTCTCGGCATCGCCGTACATTTTCTCGGCCCGCATGCCGATCGAGCGCCGCAGCTTGACAAAACTCTCCGCTACCGTGCGCCAGAGGTCACCGCTGTTATGCCCGACCTTGGCAACCTTGAAGGCGTCATCGGCCTGTTTCTCGATGTCCTTGAACCCCTGCTGTACCAGTTCATCGGCGGATTTTTTTGCCTGCTCGGCGGTGACCACGACGCTCTCGTTGCGCTGACGGTACTTCTCGATATCCGGCTTGTACTTGTCTTCGACGGCAGCCTTGCGGTTTGCCAGCGCGTCGGCCAGCGCGCGGTCGTGCTCGGCCGACTGCTGCACCGCCTTGGCTTCCGCCGACCGTTTGAGAAGCCAGCCGGTTTCCTCCGTCGGCACCGCCGCTTTGGGATGGACGATGCTTTCGACGATGGCACCGATATCCTTGTGCGCGAGGATATCCTTGGCCCGTTGATCCATGAAGCGTTCGGCGTGCATCAGATAGGTGTCGGACGAGTCGAATTTCTGCGCGAGGATTTCGGCGACGTTGGTCAAATGCGGTGACGATTTGAAAATCGCCGATGGCGACACCTCGGTGCCAGCCTTGGATAAGCCTAGCGGTCCTTTACCCGGCTGTTCCCCGGCCTCGGCGATCGGGACCGCGGTTTCCAGTGCTTCCTGATCGGTACCGAGGAATTTGTTGGCGGTTTTTGCCGCGCCGCGAGCAGCCAGCTGCCCGGTTCCTTTCGCAACCGCCGGGATTGCCGACAGCGCCCGGCCACCGACATCACCGACAGCAGAAAACGCGGCACTGGTCATTGCCGCCGTATCGGCGCCCTCGTCGTCATAAACACCCGCCAGTTGCGAGATCGTGTCGTTGAATTTCGATCCGACATAGCCGCCAAGGGCTGCACCCCCAGCGCCTCCTGCGGCCGTGCCCACGCCGGGAGCAACGGCCGTGCCCGCCGCCCCGCCCGCCATTGAGCCGAGACCGGCCAGTATGGAGGGAGCAGTTTCCGAAGCGAGGAAGCCGCCGACAGAACTTGCTCCACGGCCTGGCTTGCGCAGCTTGCCGCCGTCGTCCTCGATAAAAAACCCGCCTTGCGGGTCGTCGCGGACCTTGCCGGGGTAGTATTTTTCAAGCGCCTTCTTCCGCCCCTTGTCGGAATGCGCCATGTCGAACAAGGCCTGCGGGGTGAAGTCGATGCCCTCGTATTTCGGCTTTGTCCGAACATTGCCTTCCGGATCGGCGTATTCCGCCCCTTCCGGAAGTCCGAGATAATCGTCCTTATTGCGAATAGGCTTGAAGCGCTGCTTGCCTTCGGGATCAAGGTAGGTCGCTCCATGCGGCAACGCCCGCCAATCGTTCTCATTCGCGACCTTCGGATAGTTCTTGCTTTCGAGGGTCTGCTCGCCAAGATCGAGCGCGGCTCCACCGCCGGGATCGCCGGACGCCATGCTTTCGGTGTCGAGCCCTAATTCACTCACGGCTTCACCGGATCCCGGAGCCACGGGGCATCCTTGCCGGTATCTTCCGACTTCGCGGGTGGCGGCGATGACCCGCCCGCACCGCGCGCCTCCAGCTGCTGTTTGATCGTCTTGAGAAGCGGGCGCAACTCGGCATAGGCGCGAGCGGTATTGGCGGTCGTGTCTCCAAGGTTAAGCCCTGCGATGATGGTCTGGATTTTCGACGCTTCCGACGACAGCGGACGCCCGTTGCGATCGTTCAAAGCCGCCGGTGCCCACTCCTGCAACTCTGCCACGTAACGCTCGAACTGCTTGCGGTCGGTCTCGTTCGATCCGAAGATGTTGCCGACGACTTCCGCCGGACGGGTGATCTTGCCACCCAGACCGGTCAGCGCATTGTGCTTCTTCAGCAGCGCCTCGACCTCGTCGATGGTGTGATCCATGTTGGTGATGCGGTCCTGCTTGCCGCGGATCGTGTCGAGATTGGTTGCCGTCGGTGCGGTGGTCGCGATCTTGCGCTCCTTGACATACTTGTCGCGGTCGGCTTCCAGCTTGGCCTCGTCCCAGTCCGGATGCTCCTTGGCCATCTGCTGCTTGTGCGCCTCGGCATCGCGGTTGATGACGCGCTCGTTGGTCAGCGAGGCCCCGCCGCCCGAGCCGGTGGCCCCCGGCGGCCGGTAGGTCAGCCCGAACTGCTGCAGCAATTTTGCATCCTCGTCCGGCGGGATCGCACCGTCATGGGCATCCATGTAAGCCTGGCGTGCCTCCTGATAGCCCTGGATGTTCGGCGCCTTGACGCTGAATTTCTGGTGTATCTCGGCCAGCCCGTCGGCGATCTCCTGCGGGCTCTTTTGCATATTGGCCTGCATGTACCGGCCGACCGCCTCCTGCTCGGCGGTGCCATACTTGCCGTTGGCGTCGTACACCCGCTGGATTTGCGCGGCCAGCATCATCTTGTCCTGCACGGGGTCGCCGGTCGCCGGCGGGTTGGCCTTGATCGCGTTGACGGCGGCCTTTTGCACGGTATGCAGGTCAATGGCGTCGGCAGCCTTCATCATCTGCTCATTGGCTGTCGCCCGCGCCGACTGAAGCTCGTAGATTTCCTTGATCATGCCGTGCTCGGCCAGCATCAGCATCTGGCTGTCGCCGAACTTGGTTGCCGCGTTGCGAAATTTGGCCTGCGAGGCCGCCATGTCGGCGGTGCCGAGCGACAGCGCGTCGTTGTAAAGCTCGTGCTGGGTCTTGAAACGCTGGTCGGCCAGCTTCACGTTCTCCTTGAACGCATCGTAAGCCCGCGTGTAACCAGCCTCGTTGCCTTCCTTGATCGAGTTGATCGCGCCCGCCATGCCGTTGATGGCGTTCTCCATCGGGGCCTTGGTGAAGGCCGACGCCACCATCGCGAACAGGCCGCCGGCCGACCCGAACCCCTCGATCGGGTTGGTCTCCCACTTCTTGTGCTCCTTGTCGGCGTCCCATGCCTTCGGCATCTCGGACGCCGCCACACCTTCCGCCTTGAACGCCTGTTCGCGGCGGGCGCGATCCTGCGCGGACTCGACGTTGAACTCGCCCTCGAGCTTGGTATCGCTTCCGACCTTCTTGCGCTGCAACTCGGTCAGGCTCGACACCAGTCCGGACATCGACTTGTCGTCGCTGCCCGCCAGATCGGCGATCGCGGGTGACGACTGCCCGGTGTCCTGCGGCTGCGTGTCGGCCATGCGTTACCCGATCGTGACGTTGGTGCCGTTGATATTCGCCGACGACTTGCCATTCAGCGCCGACGCCAGCGTGGCGATCGCCTTGCCGGTGTTCGCCGCCTGCGCGGTGTCGTTCTGCACCAGGGTCTGGTAGAGATTCCCGGACAATCCAGCTGCCGACTGGCCTGCACTAACCAGCGAGCTGCCTGACGAGAACAGGGTCTGCGCTACCTGCGCCTGCATGCCGGCCCTCGAAGCGTCGATCTTGGCCAGCGTGGCGGCCAGCGCCGTGTTCTGCGTCGGATCGGTCGGCAGCCCTTGCTGCGCTGCGTTCGAGATCGCCGTGGTCTTGGCGTCCTGGATCGACTGATCGACGATCTTCTGATAATTCGCCGGCAAGGTGCCGTCCGTCAGGTACTTCTGCAAATCGGTGCCGCTCGCCGTCAGCTTGTTACTGTTCGCCGTCGCCTGCGCGGCATCCGCCGACAGCGCATTCTGGTTCTTTGTCTGCTGCTGACCCTTTAAAATGTTGTAGCCGAGCCCGCCCGCTCCCAGCGCAACGCCGAGGGGATTGTTGGTCAGTGAATCCATGGTTTTCGAGCCAGCATTGCTCAGCATATCGGAAATACTGGTTGAACCGCCGGCCGGCGTACCGGTAGGCGACCCGCCACCGGCAGCATTCCCGGGCACGCCTGCGGCGGTCGCATCGGTCGGGGCAGTCACGCCGCTGGGCGCCGATACACCCGCAGCACTGGCTCCCCCCGGATTGACGCTGGGCGTTCCCGCAGGGTTCACGCCAGCCACAGGTGAGGTGCCGGTGTTGAACACCGAAGACCCTGGGGCAGCCGCGTTCGCATTGGCGACGTTCGGCGACAGGGAGGACGAAGACACCCCGGGGAAAGCACTGGGATCGCCCGCTAAACTGGAGATCGACGGCGAGCCGGTAATGCCGCTGACACCGCTGGCGAGCCCGGTATCGGCTGCGCTGGTCAGCGCAGTGTCCGCCGCAGCGCCCGAAATACCGGGCGTTAGGGCCGCGGCACTCAATCCGGATGCCGCTGGGGCGGCCAGGAAATCAGCCGCAGTACCCAAGGCTCCCAATCCCCCGGCTCCTGCAGCATCGGCCAGCCCGAGCCCGCCGGCGCTGGCCAGGGTACCTTCCAACCCCGTCGCACCGCCAGCCAGTCCTGCACCGGTACCCACGATATCGGCAATCCCCCCGCCGGCCGCGCCAGCACCGACATCCGCCGCGGCAGTACCTAGCCCCGCCGCTGCATCACCCGCACCACTGCTGAATATGCTGGCTAAAGCATCGATGCCGATTCCGACCAAATCGCCCATGGCACACTCCTACAGCACGATGGTATACACCAGATCGTGCAAAACTCCACCCAGCCGCTCGAACAGCACCCCATGACTGTTGTCGGCCTTGGTCCTGAAAGTCGCGGTGTGGACCCCCAAGTCCCGCATTGCCTGTGTGGTCTTCGCCAGCATCTGGTACCCGACAAGCCCCTTGCGGTGCTCGGGCAGGATAAAATGAATATCCTCGGTCGCCCGCTTCAGTTTCCGATAGTGCAGATCGAACGCCAAAAACATCACGATGTACCCGACAAGGTCGTCGCCATTCCGCGCCGTCATCACCCAGAGCTTGCCCGCCTTCTCCATGCGATCGTAAGCCTCGAAGTCCGGGTCAAGTTGCTGCACATCCTTGAACTGCGCGATTTCCTCGTAATGCCGTCGAACCACGTCCATGCGCTCCCACACCGCACCGATGGTTTCGACGGCGAACTCAATCATGATAGCACGGCCCTACAAAGCAGCCTCCGAACAGCCGCCATAGCATCCATAAAAAAGTCCCGTCGATTAGCAAGACGATTGCAAGCACTTTGAGGTACGTCATCACATCCTCGCGTGGCTGATCTTGGTGTCGAACAGGCGGCCGAGACGGACTTCGATCAACGACTTCGGCACGTCGCTGTCCTCGCACACGAAAATGCGCTCGGCGTCGAGCCGCTTCGCCCACTCCTTGAACATCAGATAGAAATCGGCGGCGGCTTCGAGCTGGGCCTTGTCCTCCCGGTTCTCGACCCAGACAAAACGCTCCTGAACGATCTTCGCGGACTTGATTCCGAAGCTATGGACAACCTGCGCCAGTGCGACCGCGTGATCCTGGTACAGAAAAGTGTGCTCGTTGCTGGTCAGCAGTCCGTTCAAATATCCGGCCACCTGCCGCTCCGGGATATCCGGCAATTTCATCGCGAACCGCTTCATCAGCCACGGGCCGTGCCGTGACAGGTCCGCCAGTTCGAACCGGCGCATGAAGGCGGGTTCGTGGGGTTCGATCTTCAATGCTGCTTCGCTCACTAGCCGATCTCCAATATGTTCGATGCCTGGACGTGCTCGTTGGCATTCAGCCATATCCAGCCCGCCAGCAAGTTCTGATCCTTCCAGTCGATGCCGGTCAGATCCTGCCCGCTGATCCCGAGCAGTTGGTTCTGATTATCATGCATCACCTGATGCTGATACTCCCATTGGCCGGTATCTTTCGGGTCGATCTGGTCCAAGGGATACTCCGGAAGTGCCGCCTTGACCAGTTCATAAAGCCGCCGGTTGATGTCCCGGTGGTGGGCCATGTGCGCGAACGCCCATTCTGCCCGCTCGGCGTCGTTCGAAGGGACGTTGTAGAGGTCGGCCAGCCCGCTCACGGCACCGTCCTCCACGCTGCCCACCGGTACAGCCCGCTGTTCGACGCCAGCGACGCCGAGGCCGCGTTCAGCAGGCGGATATTGACGGTTGCAACCGACGCTACCGAACTGAGCGACCCCACCGCCGTAACCATGGCGGAAAAATCGACGCCGACGGCGGCCAGCGACGGCGGGGTCACCTGAACGAAATCGCCGACGAGCGGGATGTTCGGGGGCAGACCGGTCAGCGTGAATGACTGATCCTGCGACGACCAGCCCGCCGTGGCGTTGAACGTGACGCTCACCCCGCCCGACAACAGGTTCGTTATCGTGGCATTGCCGTTGACCTGAATTGCCGACGGATTGATGCGTGTATTCCACTGCGCCGTGGTCGACACCAAATGGAAGCCGCCGGCGCCGCTGTTCAACGCCGGATCGTAGACCATGGTGAAGGCGTTGCCGATGACGATCTCGCTGCCGGACAACACCTGCGGCCCTGACGGCGTATCCTTGTAAACATTCAGCGCACCGGCAGTGCCGACATTCGCCGTCACCGGTCCGGTATTTGTCGCGGACGCTATGCCGGAAAACGACATGCCTTGCGTATAAGCCGCTATCGTAACGGTCGGCACGAGGCCAGCGGCATTCTGCGTCAGCACCAGCGTATTGGTGCCCGACACGCCGCAAGGGATCGGGGCCTGCGCACTCAGCGTCGTGAAATTGTTGTCAAGCGCCGACAACTGATCCGGACCCGGACTGTTCTGAAACTGGGTAATGCTGAAAGCCATGTGCTACCCTCGATACCCGGCGATCTCGGCCTTGATCATCATCGACACGATGGCCATGTCTGCGGCGTTTGTCGAGATGGTGAACCCCGTCAGGGCGCCATTTTGTGCGACAGCATCGGGGGCAAGCACCGAGTACCCTCCGCCGTTGGACTGCCACTGGATCGCCGCGCCGAGATTATTGAGCCATGCCACGATCTGTCCGGAATTGTTGACCCACGAAATCACCTTCGGAACCACTATCGTCGGATTAGTGTTTGACCCCGTCTCATTGTCGATCGACACGTTGATCGTCGGACTTAATCCGCTGTAAAACTGGACGATGCCCCACAGCCGCGTTACGAATTTCGTCAGCTGGTAGCCGCCCGGCTTGTCCCACAATTTGCTCTGTGCGGTTTTCTGGAATGCCGTAGATGGTCGGGCAAACAACGGATAAATCGAACTGCCGTCGGTTCCGTAGCAGCTAATAATCGACTTGATTTCCTGGTGCTGGATATAAATCAGAGGCACATCCTGCTCGGACGCCCACCATATTTTGCCGTTCCAAAGCAGGAGTTTGTTGACCTGTTGCGCCTTGATCGGATCGATGATGGGCAGCAATACCACCCAGCATTTCTTGCCGAATATGATCGCCTTGCCCGCCGAAGGCGTGATGTTACCGAAATTCGGCACCGTGTTGTAAATGCCGTCCAGGGCTTCACTGATCTTGGTAACCGCGCCACCATACGACACATGTACGCCAAAGGCGTTTGCGAACAGAATATTGCGGCTGAACACATCGACGGTCGAAGCCCACGCCGAACCGACTTCCGGATCGGCGTTCTGGTTGGTGAACGTCGTGACCGGCGGCGATCCGGATGTCTGAACTCCCGAGATGTAATTGATCGACGAGTCGGCGATCAAATAAAGGAAGCCGTTGGTTTGCTTCAATTGGGTAAATCCGACGCGCAAGAAACTATCGGACGAAGTGAAGTTGCCGCCACCGTTAGCAGACGAGAAATCAGTTACCGAACCGGGAGCGCTGTACGTAATGGTAGGCCCTTCGGCAATCCATACACGACCGGCGTAAATCTCGATCGCAGTGCCTGCGATACCGAGAGGCAACTGGTTGCCTGCCAAGGGCGCACCGCCAGGGGAATAGAACGTGGTGCCGTCCCATGCAAAATAGCCGTTGGTCTGGAATGCAATGATCAGAACATACTTGGAGCCATATTGTGCAAGTCCTACAGTGCTGCGCGATGGGTTCGATATAGTGCCTCCGACGGCGATCAAATTAGATACGCCGGTGTTGGTGTTAACGGCGTAGATAGCGCCGAAATTAGTTACCACGAGCATGTACGGCGTCGTGCCGATATTGAAAAAATCAAAAAACGATACATGCGAAATGCCGTCAGGAGGCGTGAACAACGCCGGGCCAACGCCCCACATGGTGCGCAGGTTTCGCCCGGGGCCGAGCGGCATGAACCCGTCGAGCCATGGCGACTGCTTGTCATCCACGCCCGGCCTGGTCGTCGCGGTGTTGATGCCCTCAAACGCCTCGAATATCAGTGGATCGGCCGGACCTGCCGGAAGATACTGGGTGGGCTGATCGCCCTGTGGTTGGGGAGCTTCGATCACTTGACAACTCCGTAATACATATATATTAATGCTATTCGGAGTAAGCGAAATGGCAAATTTTTCTTGCGAAGAATGCGGAAGCGTTCACCCAAAAAAGAAAAGCGACCAGCGTTGGTGTTCCAATAGGTGCTACCAGCGAAATTGGGAAAAAAATAATCGAGCGTATGTAAACGCGCGGATGCGAAAGTATCAAAAAGAACGGCGCGCGGCAGAACGAGCGCCGAAGCCATGTGTAGGTTGCGGAACTGTATTTTTACCTGCGCATAAAACCTCTGTTTATTGCACGCGAAAATGTCGCACACGTTTTTACGCGAGAACGAATCGCAAAATGGTAAACGACTGGAAAAACAAATACTATCGTAAAACACGGGTTACTGTTCCTTGGCAGTTCACGCTGATGTCACTCAAAAGCAAAGCCAAAAGGTTAGGCATAGAGTTTAATCTAGATAGTGAGTGGGCAAGCGCGAGGTGGACAGGATGCTGCGAACTATCCGGAATTCCTTTTGTGCTCGACGCGCTTACACGAAGCCCTTTCACTCTTAGTGTTGACAAGATCGATCCTAAAAAAGAATACACTAAAGATAATTGTCGTTTCATACTATGGGCGCTTAACGCCTTCAAAGGAGAAAGCGACGACACGACACTAGTAGACATCGCTCGTGCTCTCATCGCTAAGGTCTCCCGTAAGGATTAATTGCACGGCTAATTCTGGCATGTTGTGAATACCCAAGTGTCATTTTGTCGAACTGCTGCTCGTAGAATTTAGCAGCATTGAAATTCATCAACTCTTGAAATGCCAGTTGCGCGGCCATATAAGGAACGGCATCCGTCCACGGCAGCGGGATCGCCTCGGGCACCGAGTTGTCGAGCGACATATCGGTTGGCAGGCAGAAGCAATCGTATTCCGTCTGGTACAATTGACTCGGAGGCGGATAAAAATAAAAGCTACCTCCCGCGCCCTGTCCGTACTGCGAACCAAACGACGGCACGTACTGGTAGGTGCCCGTTGAAAATTGCCGCACCTGCGCCTGGTATTGCGAAAACGCGATGACCGGAAGGGAGTACCGATACTGAGAGTATATGATCGAAACCGACTTCACTGCGAAAACCGAATCAACACCCGGCCAGTTACCGACGTAAATATCGCTGAAATTATAAACCTCTTGTCCCGGGTTGAGTGTGTTGATCGGCGAGATTGTCAGCGATGCAGTCGCGCCTGTACCCGGACCGTTCAAATCCGAAATCGCGATCTGCGGCTGGAAATATCCATCGCCGCCGTCCTCGATCGTGACCCCGCTGACAACGTGACCATTGAGTTCGACCGCAGCCGTAGCCTGCCTGCCGTTCGGACTCGGTAACACTCCACTAGCCCAATCCGGCGAGGTGATCGTGGCAACCGGGTTGATGTAACCGGACCCCGGCGTCAGCATCGTGGCCGACACCACCTGCCCGGAGATCGGGGTCAGGCGGCGAATGCATTGCGTGCGACCAGCGACCTCCCGGCGAGCCCGGTTGATGTAGACGAGCAAATCTTCCGGATTGGAAAAATCCTGCTTCTGCTCGCGCAAGAAGCGTTGGGTCATTTTTAAATATTCGAACGCACTGGTGATCATTGAGCACCTGCCTTGATGCCCATCTTGGTAGCCTGCACGGGATCACCGGCCTGGCTGTACATCCAGTTGTTGACACTCGGGTTGGACTGTTTGCGCGCCCGCTCCATGAACTCGTTGTAATGCCCCTTGTACATCTGCGCGGCGTCCGCCATGCGCGCGTTGGTCTGCGCCGACAGCAGCGCGAAATAAGCTGCGAAGAACGGTACCGCGTCGGTCCAGAAGTAGGGAAGCGCTTCCACCGTCGTGTCGTCGGCCAGCGCAATTGGGTAGCAAATCGAGGTGCATTGCAGCACGTAGACATCGTCCGGCAGCGGCGAAATATAAAAGCTCCCCCCGTTGATTGAGGTGTTGGCAACACCGCTCGGCGCCGCGCCCTGGCCGTACTGGGACCACTCCTTGGGAGGTCCGGACTGCGGGACAGCAGTGTTGCGGTTGTACAGCGAGAACCACGGCCACGGGCGAGGCGTCATCCACAACTGCCCGTTACCGGCGCCGTAATGCAAGCTGCTGACGTGGATGACGCCCTGCACGCCCGAAGCCGCCGGCGTGCCGACGTTGATCCCTGAAAAATTATAGGCTTCCTGCCCGACCACGGTTGAAATTCGGCCGCTGACCCGGATGCACTCGCCCTCGCCGGCGACCTGACCGCGGGCAATGTTGATCCACCGCGTGAGATCCGCGTCGGTGTAAAGGCTGGTTGAATTGGACCCCGGGAGCTGGAGTAGCCCCCTTGTCTGTGTCAAATAAAATGTTAAAATGACGCACCCCCAAGCAGGAACATTTCATGGCTTCTCCCAAAAACGATATTACCGTCGAGTTTGTGCGCTCCACTTTTTACTACGATACTAAAACGGGAGATTTGTTTTGGAAAAAATCGCTTCCTCACAGAAGCAAAGGATTTGGAGGAAATACCCGCGGGGGTAGAATTGCCGGACAAATATGCTCCGATGGGTATCGATACATAAAAATAGGGAAGCGCTCTTACCTCGCGCACCGCTTGGCATACCTGCACAAAAACGGCGAGTGGCCTATTGCCCAAATAGATCACGTTGCCAACAATACCCTCGATAACAGAAATATACGTCCGGCAAACAATTCGCAAAACGGGTTCAACCGCGGCAAGCAAAAAAATAATACCTCGGGATTTAAGGGGGTGTCTTACGACAAACGAAGCGGGAAATGGCGCGCCTCGATACAGGCTTACGGCAAACCGCAAGAATTGGGACTGCACAAAACAAAAAAAGATGCTTACAGCGCATATTGCGAAGCCGCTAAGCGCCTGCACGGTGAATTTGTAAATCTTGGATAGCGGCAAGGCAAAGCACTCCTTTGCCGATCAAGCCTACGGCCCTACCGGTCGCATCACAAGCGATACTCCCGGAATCGAACGCTCGGCGTCGATCGTGTACCAGCTTTGCGACCCATCCGCGTTTTTACAAAGCACCTGCACGCCCTGCGACATGGCTCCTGCCTGTGAAGCTGCCGCAGGGCCGATGACGTCGCCGGCAATAATGCTGACGTCACCAACCTGAACCGCCTTTGCCGTATAGCGCGAGCCAGCGTTGATGCCCGTCACACTTTGGCTGTAGGTCTGGGCCATCTTATGGCGCCTGCTGGATCACCGCCGTGTCGTAGGCGCTGCCCATGGTGAGCGCAATGGTCGCCACCGTGGTCAGGATGCCGTTCGGCGCCACGACGATGCCGGGGGCACCCTCGAACAGCCCGCCGTCGTAGATCGCGCCGGACGAACCGATCGACACCGAGGTGTTGCCGGGGGTCAGCCCGATCTGCGCCGGCCGCGGCAGCCATGCCCGGTAAGTCGCTTCCGGGTTGTTGGTGATGGTGCCGGTCGCCGGAACCCCGCCCACCGTGGTGATCAGCGTGTTCGAGGTGCCGTAGCCGACGCCCGGACCCGACACCGTCGCGGCCACGACCGTCTGCATCACATTCGCCGTCAGCGAGCCGGACGTGCCAGCGCCGCCGACCGACAGCGTCACCGACG